TACTTAGATAGTGCACCTCCACCAGAGGCTAAAGTTTCTGGATAAGATGATACATTAGCAGCAGAAGAACTTTCAATTAAATTTTTTACAACAATATAGTTTGATCTAGAAATTTCAAAATAAGGAGATATATCAGGATTTAAAGTTGACATACTAATTCTGACATTAGCATCAGAAGAGGTATTTGCTATTTTTCTTTGATTCAAAATAATATTTGAGTTTGGTATTATTCCAACATAATCACTTAAAACAGAAGCACCGTTGTTTTTAGTCGATAACTCAAAATTAATATTTGCAGAAGGTGATATTGTCTGATAAGGAATACTAACTTTTGCCACATCATATGTTTGATCATATCCTAAAGCAGAAGGCGTAAGAACAGTAGTCTGTACTGTATCGGTGGCAAATCTGCATTGATACAAAACAAAACAAATATCAGTTTCTAGTTCAGGTCTCCATGTAGAAGCATTCTGCGATTTAAAAAATGAACCAACATATGGTTGAGATACAATCGGACCTACACCATCAAGTCTTTGTTGACCAATTGTGCCAATATAAACTTTATATTCATCAGAGTTTGCTGTGATTACAAATGAATACTCTCCTGGCTCCAAATATATAGGCCTATCAAAAGTAAATGATGTGGGAACAGGAATATTAGGATTTGATGGTACATTTACTTGTGAAGGATTGAGTGTTACTTGTGAACCTAAAATAAATCTTTCTGAACTGGGATAACCATTTTCAGTTGGTCGCAATTCAAGTGAAACTGGAATATTACCTTTATCTTTTGTTGCAAAGAACAAATCAATGCTCGACACAAAAATGCCATCTGGATTTGTAAATTTATTAACAAAAAACGTTTGTGCTAACGGATCTATCATATTATTTTCCTTGAGAACATCCTCATATTTTTAGAGTTTTACTATGGTTGTATATCACCGTTTGCTACGGCGGCCGCTTCGAACGCATTCGTAAGTTGACCCAAATCTGCTCCGTTTGCAATAACGCTAGTAGCTGCTGTAGTCCAATAATTCATTCCGTCAAAATCAATGGAGTTTCCTCTACCAATACCATCGTACTGAGATTGTGCCCAAGCAGCCGCCGCTGCGGCTGCTGATACAGTAGTATTATAATCAACGGCACCAAAATTAGTAACACCAGCGTCAGCAGCAGCACTTTCCCAATCTGTTGAACCACCAACTCTTGGCCCATTACCACTAGAAACTATAGTAATTGCTATGCCTGTATTTAATGTATGAGTTGGCTCCGAACTATCCGAATATAATCCTGTTCCTCCAGAAGGCGGTGGTGGTATATAAGTGTCTCCACCCCCTCCGCCACCACCTGATGGTTTTGGTTTTGGTTTTGGTTTCGGCGGATCTGGTGGTTTTGGTGGAGGATTTGCCGAATAAAAATAAGTTTCTGCTAATGTAGATACTAAAGAACGATCAATACGATTATCACAGAAAAATAAATGATTTTTTCCTACAGTAAATTTGAAATAATTATCATTAGGAATAGTAAATTGTCCTTTAGCGTAACCATTACTGTTTGTATATAATTGTTCAGTTGTATAACTTGATGTTGATACGTTATAAGTTCTCAAATATCCACTAATTCCAACAGAATCCATATAAAGAGAAATTGCAGTATTGGGTCTCATTCCAAACAATTCAAAATTAATAACATTTGAGCCATTATAAACAAGAAGTTTGTTTTCATAGACAGCACTATCCAACGATCTTATTCTACCATCAGTTGTTGTTTGAATGTCTTGCCCAGATATTGAATAATATGTAAAAACACGATTTGTGTCTTCCGGGAAACCTAAAAATGCCCAATCATTCCACTTTGAACCTTTATAATTATCAGAATAAACAAAGTTATCTAGACTATTATCTTTATTAATAACAATATCTGGTCGTGTTGTGAAATCAACCCAAGTTGCAGCGTCTTTTTCAAGTTTTACATATCCAATAAAAGATACAACATTAAATGGATTTACATTTACAATCTGAGAAGCAATATTTTGTGTAATATAAGGAACAGAAGTATATGAAAGTGTAACCAAATTACTTGTCACAGCCGTTGTATTACTTGCAAGAACTAAAGAAACACCATTGCTTTCAAATCTTGGTCTTAATATTTCATTATCATAATCAATTGAACACTTATGATCACTACTAAAAACATCACCTATGCTGTGACCTCTAAATGAATCTACAACAAACCCATTATTGAATAATTGATTGTCTTGATCATCATAATAAGTTGTAGTAGCAATATTTTTTTCTAGCAGATTTAAAGCCGTATAATATTCAACTCTTGTTAATCTATTATCAAGCGCACCAATGTCCTTCATTGTATAACGTCTATTATTTTCAATTTTTATTTTTACGTTGCTTGCGCCATAAGTATATGGATCGATTGACAGAGTATAAAGAGTCATCGCATCAGCTTCATCATTTGGAACCGGAGGATTTTTTAAAGCACTTACTCCTTCTAAAACTTTAAAGTCACCATTTTTTTTCAAAATAACTTTGTCGTTTCTAGGTAAATAATATTCAATGTCAGTGTCAACGGAGCCAATTAGTGAATCAACAATTTGCTGAGAAGCAAATGACATTGACAAATTAGAGTATACGTTAGATGTAGTATTTGCTGATCTAATTGGTCTAAAATCTATTGAATCTCTTAAATCAATAATTGTACCGTCTGTTTTTGTGTAAGTTGAAATTGTGTTATATGTTGGATAGGATTGTGTATCAAAAAATCCTGTGCCAGAGTGAGTATAACGACTAAAAACAACCATTGTGTTACCAACATTAACAGAAGCCCCTGTTTTTAATTTAATTGTAGCATGGTCATAAAGACCATCTCTTTGTCCATAATCAACATCAAAACTTCCAACTACGTTTACGTTAGCGTTTGATGCCGTATTAGAACCAGTGGCAATATAAATTGCCGAAACATTAATTACATCAGCGTAGCCCAAAGAGAATGTATTTGCCGAATCTAATACGGTAAAATATTTGATGTTATTTGATGATAGCGTTTTAGTTCTTCTTGCTGCTGCTGTAATATCAAGTGTAGTTAGAATATCCGCTGTACCATTGAAACCTGAATCTGCAAGATCGATGTTTAGTGTGGCTGGAGAACCAACGGAAGGAGTAGGAACGCTAACATATGTATTCGAACTCAAATCTACCCACTGACCTCTTGAATAAGAACTGCCAGGAGTGCGAATACAAATAGCATAATTTTTTTGTTTATTTCCACCAGTTGCACTTGCAAATCTTTCAGTACCATCATTTGTCTGAACTGAACCTATACCTGCTGTAAATGAAACAGATTTGAAAACTCGTTTTGTGTAATAATTGACTTTAGAGAACTGTTTAATAACATCATATGAGGATTCAAAAACAGAAGAATCATAATTTGTATCAGTCAAGTACGCTGATCTGAATGTGAGAGTTTGTAAAGTATTGCTTGTAGCTGGTGTTTGACTAATAGTAATTTGATTACCGTTAATAGCAGTCACATATGTTGGGAATTTAATTCCAGTACCATCAACACGCATACCAATAGTAATACCAGATGTACTTGTCAAATTAATTAGCGGATTAGCACTGTCAAACGAACCCGCTGTTGAACGTGTAATTATTGAACTGGAATGAACATTACATGTAGCATTTACGGATGTTGAACTGTTGGCAATAATGCAGTTTGCCAAAGTTATTGGAGTATTACTTGTTATTACGATATTAAATAATTGCAATTTGTAAACTGATGAAGAACCATTGCCGCTAACATACTCAATGTTTCTTGGATATGCTTCTGCGATTTTTGTAGAAGCACCAAAATTGCCGTTATTACTGTGAATCTCTAGTTTTTCAGCAGTAGAGAAATTGAAAACAGCACCATTGGCCGTAGTTACGTAAAAATAATTGCCATAGTAAGCTGGAACATCATAACCGGAAACAGTTTCGGTGTCACGTGCTTTTTTTACATTTAAAAGATTTTTTGAAATTGATTCCAGTTCATAACCCTGAACATATGCTTTTCCAGGACTTATTTCAAGTAAAAATTCAGTATTTGCTTCAACAAAAGACTCTTTTCTGACTTTTGGATCCAGGCCATCAACTCTATAATTACCAGATTCATCATATGTTCTACGAGCAAGAGTTTCGCCAATTTCTGAATAAACTGATGTTTTTAAATTTTTTACTAAAACTCCATTTTTGTATCTTGCGATTTCAATGTATTTTTCAGAAGTTAAATCGGGAATTGATGCATCAGTCAAAATTTCTTTTGCTGTAAGTGTTAACTCTATTTTATAACGATCCGCACCAGGAGCAATGTAATTTGAAGCCCCTACAGCAGGATCAAGCAAAGACGTATCGGATGTTGATGAAACAATCGATTCATTAACATCAAATCCAACTGTTACATTAGCATCATTTGAGTATTTTGAAATTACTACGGACTGTTGAGCATTTTTTACAAAATGTCCGTTTGTAAAAAATACACCTTCATTAATTGAAAATAATCTACCAATAACAGATGATTCGGTTGCTGAAGTAAGCACATTGCTCACTAAATTTGCAGGACTAATATCACCAGTTGAATAAATTCTTAAAGTTTCCGAATTTGCTATTGAGCCATTTGTTGTATTTCCTGTTCCGATTCCTAAAGTTGAAATAAAAGATAGTAATAAGGTGTTTGGATCTACATTATCAGAAATCTGTGCTTTTTTAATTTTATATACAGCACTAGTAGAATTAGCTACGGCAAAATAACCATCATAGTTTGAAATATCAATAGTAGTATTACCAAAAGTTGGTTGTAGTTTAATAGAAATTACGTTCTCGTCAAATGTTTCTCCACCAGTAACTTTTGATCCCTCTTGAAATATATGTTTACCAAAACGATCAACTTGATTTTGAAGAATAGTTTGTGATTGCGTCAATTCACGTGCTTGAACGGCACGACCTGGTCTAAACAGAATTCTATAAAAATTTTTATCTTCATCAAAATCATCATAGTATGGATTCGTGTTGAAATTTAATGCCATGTCTAACCTTTAAAATTGTATAATAAATCTAATATTTTCAGCTTGACCATCTTCTCTTTCTATTTTTTGAATATTTTCAACATATAAAATATCACCAGAATAAGGTTCGAACTCAGGGTTTGTTGAAGCCACCAGTGTTCTTGATGTGCCTGATGTTGCACCGATAACTGAAAGTCCTACGACAAAATTACCTTTTACTTGAGTAACTTTTGCTGTTGTTGCGGTTTGTGAATAAACAAAACCATATGCTACAGTATTATTAGCGGTCACTTGATACACATATTCATTTAGTGTGTATGAAGGACCTGGTGTCAATGTCAGTGTTCTTGCTTGAGTTATAACTGCATTTGCTGTTGAATTATTTGCTGCCGCTGATTGACCATATTTATGTGGGTTTCTAAGCAGACCAAATTGTCTCAAGGAAGTATCAGTTGAAATTAAACCACCCTCTGTTGAATCTACTTGACCAATTACACTTGTCAATATTACATTTTTAGCCAACAAATCTTTTGCTGGATTTTTAGCATGTCCATATTTTGGTGCAATAATTGCTCTTGCATTAGCACCTGTGCCTGAACCAAAAATCAAAACGTTTGCACGTGAATAACCAGTTCCGATTGTTGTAATAATAATTTTAGAAATCTGTCCGTTTGCCAATGTTGCTGAACCGGCAGCATTTATTCCATCACCATCAAAATAAATGCGTGTTGCAACAGATATATTTGAACCATTGCCGCCACCATTTGAAGTTGCTGGTGATGATAAAGTAATTTTATTATTTGGCGTATCAAGAACGGAAATAATTGTGCCTGTTGGTATGCCTGTTCCTGTTACCGTCATATTAGCAGCAATATTCGCCGTATTTGCCACCGTAAGAATTGAACATCCAGAAATAAAAGGTGTCACACCAATACTTGTATCGTAGTATCCTGAGCCACCACTGGTGATTACAACTGTAGTCAATTCACCCTCTACAACACCAGTATTATCAAGGCTATAATCAGATAATGTACTTGTTTGTGTATTTCTTGTGGGTGTTGGAATCCAGTCAGCATTCAAAAATTTGTTAGACGATTTAACATTGAACATATACTTCCAAATGTAACCGTCAGCAGTCGAAATAGCGCCGTTAGAGGTAGAATAATCACCCGTAGGTTCTACTGTGGAGTTGGAAGAAAAATTATTTGACAGACACTTATAAACATTTTTCGCAGATGTAATAATATAAAAAGGCTTTAAGTTTTGTGTAGTATTTCCACTAATCAAATCCGACAGGGCAATTGTGTCATCATACTGACGATACTTTGTATTTGCTGTCCAGTTTACTCTTGGTATGACCAGTTCAACATCATTTGCGGTGACTTTTTTTGCCGCAAACATGTTGTCCCAAACCAGTTTTTCACTTGAAATGGTTTCAGTGATACTTGGTGGTGAAGATTCATTGGAATAAGGTGTATGGTTTCCAATGAAAATATATTGAATAGACGGATCTGAGTCACTGAAAGAGTCTTTGAATCTCTCAGCATTGTCTAGTGAAAGTTTTTCTGATGTATAATTTAGCGCCATAAGTTATATTTATGTGATAATAATCAATGTCTGTGCAGATGAATTTGTCGTAAATGCACTTGAGACTGTCAATGAAGTGTTGCTAACGATAGCATTAATTGTACGTATTTGATTATTTATAGCGATTTGTGTACCAATTGAAATGATACCTAAACTGTTTGCCACGTTGAATTTCGTTGAAGTACCAGTCACAATAATTGAGTTGGCATTCGTTGAAACCAGTCCAGAAATTGTTTGAGCCACTGTAGAATCAACGGTGAGTGTCAATTCTATTGGTCTTGAAAGTGGGTACTCAGCATAATTCTTAAAGCCCGCCGGATGCAACAAGTCTTTCAAAATGTTTGCATACTTAGAAAACTCTGTGGCAACTGAAGTAATATAAGTGAAATCAATATAGTAATCCAGACCTTCTATCTTTCTATCCAGTGAAGATATGATACCATCAGAACCAACCCATTTACCTGGGAACGAAATATACGATCTTTCAATTTGCGCCTCAGCGGTTGCTGTGCCATCACCACGGTTTGACAAATCAATGGTTGGAATAAATTGGTAACCCACACCAGGATTCGTTACTCTGATTTTAGTGATTGAGCCGGCAACACCTGAAGAATTAATACCCAGTCTTTCACCGTCACCCATTAAAGATGTGATTTGAAGATTTGCACTGGAGCCTGCCGCTGAAGAAACTGTAACAGATGGAAAATTGTTTTGTATATAACCTTGACCACCAATAAGATAGCGGTCATAAACACCAACTCTTCTTTGAGTTGAAGTTCTCGTAAATGCTACGTTTACATTCAGTGACGTTGCTGACAAAATGGAGTTGACATATCTTGCTTCAGAGTTGATCATAATCTGGTCACCCACCGCTAGTTCACCGGTGAAGTTTGTGCCAACTCCAACAACCACTACATTACCTGCCGTTGTATTAGCGTTACCGCTAATTCTTGACGGCTGCATTTCAATTTTCGTAATTGCACCTGAGGCGTTCGTGTTTGTAACTGCGGCCGCAAAACCTCTACCATATGTTCCCACTGGATTAGTACCAAGTATAAGTTCATCACCAATTTTATAGTTGCTACCACCCGAAATAATATCAATTCTACCAATTGAACCAAAAGTTTTTATATCAAATGTGTTCGCATATTTTGCACCATCAGCATCAATTGTCAGATTTGCGGTGTCTGTGCCAGAATAGATGATAGCAACATTGGTCATTGGTCCAATGTCTGTAATCGTGAACTTGGAAAAAGCATCAACAAGTCGTGTAGCGATATTCTCACCGGTTGGTATTACAGTTGAAGGAAAACCGTAATTTGTATTTGAAAGAACTATATTCGCATACGTATTGATTGTATCAGTGAATAGTGTATATGTGTTAGCTGAGTTTGCACCTGATGAATCAATTGCACCTGAAGCAAGAGTAATTGTACCATCATCATTAAACGCTGTTATAATACCACCGAGTGCAAAACCAGCACCGCCATAACCAACGTTTGCAGAGTCAGCAAAACCAACCGAAACTTCACTGATAATTGCTTCAGCAGGAGTTTGCGGTGCACCACCAATAATTGTTACAGGATCACCTACATTATAACTTGCACCAGCATTTGTTACAGTAATTGAACTTAGTGTTGCTACGGTATCTGACCTAATGGTAATAAGTGTTTCACCATCATCAGCAAAAATATCTGCGGTAATTACTTCAGCATTTAGAAATGAACCTAGTAAAGTTGCATCATCAACATACAATTCAATTGAAGTTTGTTGAGTAATAAGTCTAGGTGCTGCTCTTTCAACAATTGCTGTAGCACCTGAAGTTAGACCAGTAATTTTTCTGTTTGTAAAAAGTGTTTCATCAAAGTCATCGTATATAACTTTTATTTCTGCATTACTTGCCGGCGGTGAGTCAAAAACAATTCTTTTGGCTTCTTTTTGTATATAAAAACCACTTGTTGTTATTGTACCATTAACGTAAACAGTAACATCAGAATCAGCAACTTGTTGTGCCAGTGTAAATATTTTTGTTGTTCCATTACCAACATAATATGAATAAACATCATTGTCAATACGAACAACATTTTCTACTGTCCATTTACCGTCAGAAGCACGAAGAATGTTATCTTTAGGAAAAGTTATGGTAACTTCTGTACCATAAAGAAGTCTAAACAAGAGTTCAAATGACTTTATGCTACCTTTTGTTAGATAAAGAGGCAAAACTTTCTTTATCAAAAATGCCTTATCAACAACAGCATCTTGAGGCACTAATGGTGCATAAGTGTTAATAAAATTAGTTTGAAACTGTTCGATTGAATCATCAACGTCAGAAATATTACGAAGTTTTTTTGCCTGAGTAATCAGATCATTGATTTCAGTTCCTTGCTTTTGCTCAAGAAACTCATAATAAGCCTCTAAAAAGGCAACAAAAGTAGGATAATCTTCTCTGACAAACTCAGGAAGTTGACGATCAATAAGTAACGATGTTTTTAAATCTGTGGTCATTAAGTCGCCATTTTTTCAAGCGTTGTTACAATTGATGTTGCATCGGTATCATCTATGGTGATAATTACATTTCTTGACGATTCGATTACCCCTTCTTCCGAAACTGCGGTTAGTCGTAGCAATCCGTCAGATGCCGAAACAGAAAGAATTTTTAAATCATTAAGTTGAATAATTCCAGTATCATAATAAATTTCACCAACATGAGCGTTAATGATTTGTCTATTGGCATTTTCATCATAGTAAATGACTCTGAGTGTTCCCACTTTTGAATCAATTACTGCTGTGGCAGAACCACTGTAACCTCCACCACCAGAAATAGTTACAGTAGCACGTGTATAATCTGTACCACGATTAGTCATATGAATTTGTGTGATTCTTCCACCTTCAATAATTGCTTCAGCAGTAGCACCTGTACCATCACCAGAAATTGTTACCGTAGGGGTAGATGTATAACCGTAGCCCGCATTCACAATTTCAATGGAAGAAACACCCGTGAACGATTGCGGTATTTCTTCAATAATTGCTGTTCTACTGACGCCTGTTGTATCAAAAACGGAAAACTCGGTTGTAGTCAAACGATCTGCAAGTGTACCTCTCTTAATAGGTACACCAAAGTTTATGGTGTAATTTGAACTTACACCAAGTTCTGGTGTAACTCGTTTTTGAAGTTTCAATATTGTTTCGGAGCCAATAATTGAGTTAGTATCTACGCTATCAACCTGATCTTGTAGTTTTGAAAGTGCGAATATAGCACCAAACTTATTCAAGAATGTTTGTTTGTAACTAATAATTGTATTTCTAATTTGCGTAGATAACTGAGTTTCGGTTAATGTAGTTTTTTTCGAATCGTATCTCACTTGATTATTAAGTAAAATATAAAGATAATCAGGATCTCTAATCTCTGTGCTTACAGAAATGATTGATTTTGGATTGATAATCTCATCAATGATTCTTTGTTTCTCCGCTTCACTTATGTAATAGTTATCTTTTGGTTTAAGTGAAACAAACACTTTGCCGTAAACTGGAGGTATTTCATCTTCACCACCCCATACAGATAACGAACTGATTGATGGATAGTTTTTCTTAATGTATGCTTCGTAATCTTTTGTTGTAACTAAACGATTCTGTGTTGTATATTGAAGTGGTGCTGAAAACTTAATTTCATCCACACTCTCACGTTCTGCACCACCAGCAGCAGCACTCACTGAATTAATAACAAAATCACTCTGTGAATTATTAAGAGAGTCTGTCAATGTACCCGTAGCAACGAAATTATTTGCTTTGTTTGCAGTATCACCGTTCGTCACAAGATAAGTTATGTTTACAACGGCACCATCTGGTAGTTTTTTGCCTATGATGTTACCACCAAAATAAATTTGATACTGCTGACCTTTATTCTCTTGAAGATAAAAAACTTCAGACTGCATTGAAGTGTTACTTGCATCAGCAGCTAATGTGTAGACTGAAACCTGAGTATTTGTCGATGAAGGCTGAACAACCACTGAGATTGTTGTTGTGTCAACTGAAGTGTCAGGTAAAGTAAAAATCTGTTTAGGATTTGTTGCTTCATTATGATTATAAGAATATGTTACTAGTTGACCTTCATAAATCGGCAAGTTCAAAAAAGTGAAATTGTTGTTTGCTTTTGTCGCAGTGGTTTCAGTTAATGTGACAAAACCATAACTGACACCATCTATTTCATTCGAAAGAAATCTAAAACCCTTTGGTATTGTTAGTGTTGAAGCAGTATTAGAATTGGTATTTGCGGTGAAGTTGATTGTTGCTACTGGTGCTTTACGTGAATATGGAACATAACCTAAAACTTTGGCATGAGAAACAACTGAATCTCTTAGCAAAGCTGTATCCATAAAGGCTTCATTGGCAACCATATTCAAATAGTATGCTTGATAATGTGTGTTATATGCCAAGATGTCAAGCAAAACAGATAAACCTGAACCTTCAAAATCATAATCAGTAAACTGTGACTGTTGATTTAAAAATGTTTTTAAGTTTTGCTTGATCGTATCGAAATCAAGTTCCGTTACTCTTAATCTGTCTGCCATTTTTATCTAATTCTTTCCAAGAAAAAATCAATTGTAATTGGTGTTGGGTTGTTTACTATGATAAATGTGAGTGTCACAAGGTAAAGATTTTCGTCTGGTGAAGCCTGCGCTCTTACGTTTGTAACTGAAACTCTTGGTTCATAATTTAAAATTGTTTCTTCTATTGATCTTTCAAGTCTTGATGCGACCAAAGGGTCTACATTTTCAAATAAGAGGCTTCTGACCGATGAACCTATCTCAGGTCTAAAAGGCTTCTCATAAAAATTAGTCGAAATTAAGTTTTTAACAGCGTTAATTATCGCATACTCATTAATATGCGTTGAAACATCTTTTTTCACGGGATGCAACGTGAAGTTCAAGTCCAAATCTCTGAAAACTCTTTCAGAAGATATTCTAGGATTATTTGTCGTTATTGTTGTTGTCATCTTTTATTTATCTTAGTCTCCGATAAACACAGTGCTTGAACCTGACGTAATTTCTCCCGTATCTGGTCCATTTGTTTCGGTATCATTATCTTCAGTTGAGTCACCAATACGAGCAGCACCCATATCTCCGTTGTTCAGATTAATTGTTTGACCGTTTATCCTTATGTCACCCGTAACCTCTAAATCATAATCACCGTCAACGTAGATTTTAACATCACCTTTGACATATACTTGTTCATCTCCAACCACAACCTCAAACTTATTTCTTTGTATTCTTTCTGACCTATCACCTTCTGGTCCCCATTCAACGTAAGAACCAGAACGATGGTAAAGGTGAACTCTTTCAGCGCCTTTGGTATCGTCAAACTCTAATGCATGGCCAGATTCAGATTCGTAAACATTGTTATACGGATACTTTGCTGCATAATACGGGTCTGGTTCAACCTTACTTGCTTTTCTTTCTCTTTTGGCCGCTACAATTTCTGATGGATAATCAGCATCATTACGTGCTAGTCTTGATGTCGTTGGTTCATCTAACTTACGTGGATAATTTGTTGCTGATTCGTATGGTTTGACGGGTGCTGAAGATATCTGCTCTTCTGTTCTTGGATCCGTAAAAGGATCTTGTCTGTTAGGAGACTTCAATGGTATGCTAGGAAAAGAACCTAACATCACCAGTTCTTGTGCATTTTCACCATCGACAAAAAACCCAAAAACCATATCTCCTTCTTTTGGTGTATAAACATTTGATAAATTTATAGGTATACTTGGCATAGCCCAAGGCAACATGTCTGTGGGTAATTGCATTTTATTTGCTGAGTGCCAACCTATACATCTCACACGGCAACGACCTAATTTTAGCGGGTCTTGTCTGTCTTCGACAACACCAACCCACCATATGAAGTTTGCTCTACCAGCAAAATCGTATGCACTTTGATTCATTTAAGTCTTTTTGAGTAATTCATTTTGTTGAGGATTGCTTGTGTAAACCTCTAAGCTGTTAGTCGAATCTGTAGCAATTTCAATTAAAGTTTCATGTTTATTATTTGTTATTGTATGTCTTGCGGCAACTATCAGATATTTTCCGTTCAGCGATACTTCTTCATTTTGAGAATCTTTAGTTTTTCTATTAAAACCAGAGGTTGAAATATCTACATTAAAACCCGATGTCAGTTGAAAATTACCAGGCATAACAACCTTCATTCTTTTATTCACCAGATTTTTAAATATAGCTTTTCTCTGAAAAAGAAAACTTTCGTAATTTTCAACTTTTGTTATGGACTCGGCATCATACTTTTTGATATAGTTACTGTTCTTTCTATTCGCACCAAAAATACTTAATACTTTTCTGGAATCTAATGAAGTCAGATTCGTCGTATTGTCTTTGTTGAATATCTCTGTTCTGTTTGGGTTTTTGTTTAGATGTTCTGTTATACCATAATGATCATCAAATGTTACATTTTTTTCACCAAAACTTCTTGTGATTGGATCGAAGCCTATAAACTTACCAGCATTTACACCACTTCTAATCTTGTCAACAGAATCACCTTGTAATATCATTTCATAACTTCTAGCGGTACTCATCTCTGATAAAGGATCATTTTGACTCAAGTTTTTGGGATCAAAGTTAATTTTTAATATTGAATCTTTATTCAAAAGAGAAGACAAAGATACGTAATTATAGCCAAAAATGTTAGAAAAAAATACAAAGGTAGGAGCATTTTTACCGTCCAATGAACGTTTTGCACACCATTCAATTGCTTCTATGGGCGATAGGTTAGGTATGACAACTTTTCTTACACCAAAGGAGTTTTCAATTAAACCTTTTTTATCATTCTCTAGTTTAAGATATGTTGATAAAATCTTCTGAACGATATCTGTGTATGTTGATTGGTAGCTTTGATTTACCTTTTGTTGCAAAGAAAAAACAAACTCATCTGCAACAAAATGAAGAATGTATTTTTCAGTTGATTGATTTACATTCTTGCGATCTGTTTGTTTGTATATTCTAAAAGACTTTCTAAAAGACAAAAAGTTAGAACTTTTTTCTACATCTATTAGAATAACTTCAGATCCATCAAAACTCAAAGCCTTGGATAAACCAACAGCATCAGTTAGTAATATATTTCCCGACATCATCGGCATAAACAGTGAATCGTAAATATTAATCTCATCATAAATTGCCGAAATGTCAACAGCACCACCTTTAGACATGATGGAGATTTGTTTTACCTTAAACTGCGTTGAATCTAATAGTGATGTGGTCATTCTCTAACGATCTGTTTAAACTCTTCAAAGACATCAAATGCAAACTCTGGTTTTAATAGCTTAATTTTTCTCTTGTTCTCATTCACCTCTACTTCATAATCATAGTATGTAAGTTTTTCTTTACTGGTAGTTTCAGTTATTGTTTTGCCGTTATCTAGTGTATAAGTTACAGAACCAACGATAACATTGGCATAAGTGTTTGCCGTTATCTGAATCTTTTCTTCGATTGTTTTACTATCGGCAGTAACAGCAACAGAACTTCTTGTGTTCACTTGATAATATGAATGCACATTGTTTTCACTTTGTGCCCATTGAAGACCTGTTTGAACGGTCGTATTTGCCGCACCGTTAGCCGAATATTTTTCATTTACATAACTAATAAAATTATTATAGTTCAATGGCCAATCATATTGGGGGTCAATGATATTATTAAATAGCAAAACTATCCAGTGTCTCTCAGCATCACCATAAAGTTTATATGCTATTGATTCGGGAGTATCTGAATCTTTTATTTCATAAGGATAAAATACATTTGAGTTTTCTTTAAGAGAACCTTCAAATGCAAACCTAGAAATTATATTGGTTACAACATCAAGTGCAACCTTATTGTTGGCATCAACACTATAAAAGGTTGATGGATAAAAATTGAAGTAATTTGCCATTGTTTATTTTTGTGCAAATATTCCCTGTTTTTTGTCTTCAACATTCATTCTTGTTGAAGAGTAATCTTGAGCGGCACCAAAATCTTCTTTTGTGACGTAAGTTGTTTCTCTAAATTGAAGAGTCAACTGAATACCAACCGGCATACCTGTGCGACCCAAATCTGGATTATTTTCACCAGGCACTTCATATGCAGCAAAACCTCTAGGTGTATAATTCACCTGTAGGCTTTCTAATATGCAGGATGCTATTGGTGGTATGTTTGGGTTTTGACGACCCGCATAGAAAAACTGAATATCAAACTCGGATGGAGGTATCAAAAGTCCTGATTGTTTACCAGAAATTTTTTCCAATTCTGGAGATTGATGAAACCTAAAACGATCAATAATTTTTTGAACTTCTAACGCTTCTTTTTCATCACGTGGCCAAAAGAAAAACTCAAACTGAAATTGACGAAAATCAGGTGAGTTATAAATCAGTTCAAGCATTGGGTTTACAACACGACCTGTTACACCAAAAACACCTAGACGAGTTGTGTCTTGAGCGCCTGTAACACCACCAATCACTCTTTCACCAAGTGCCTGTAAGGCACCAGTTTTTTTGATCGCCTCAAGTGCAGCTTTACCACCACCTTTTTTATAAGTATCTACCAAACCAGGCAATGCAACAAGTGCTTGACCTAGTAACTCTTTACCAGGAGATAGTCCATCATACGATTGACGACTATCAAACTGAATTGTATCTGGCATGTATAAAGCAATTGAATCAGTTGTAAGTTGAGTTTTATTGATAAAACCAAAAGGTGTTTTGTCACTGATTCGTTTGACTGATGTTGTTATATTGTCGTTTATTCTTTGCTCACCAGAAAGCGGAACTTGAGGAGGATTATTTGTTCCTATCCAACCTTCAATACCAGAACCAATCTTTTGTCCAACTCTTCCACCATATTTTCCCACTGTAGAGGTTCCAGCAGAGATTAGATTTTCAACACCCTTATTAATCTTGTCAGCAAAAGAACTTCTGACTGTGCTTGTAGAGATTCTATTTGAAACGGAAACACCTTTTGATAATTGATCTTGAATAGCCTTCTCAGCATTTGAATCGAAGACTTGACCGCCACGATAAGCAGCGGAAAACTGTGTCTCTTTTTGTTGACGCACAAAGAATATCATGTAATGACCTTTATCTGCGCTACCAACATCTAAGGGATATTTTAAGGCATTTTGTTTGAATCCACCACCAACAGCATCTAAAACGGATAGTGGTCCAAATGTACGAGTTTCTGAATAATTAAATCTTATGTCTGAAAGACCGAAAAATGCCATGATGGGTTCCTGTTCGTTGACTAGATAGTATTTATGCCAAACAAAGGAAGATTTAGACCGAAAAACCCACAGAAATACAAAGGTGATGCAAACAATATCATCTATAGGTCTACGTGGGAAATAAAGGTAATGAATTATTTAGATGACAATCCGAACGTTCTCTGGTGGGGGTCGGAAGAACTTCCTATACCTTATTACAATCCAATTGACAAAAAGAAACATCGTTACTTTCCAGACTTTATTGCTAAAATGCGTAAAGCAGACGGTACAGTGATGACTTACATTATTGAAGTCAAGCCAGAAAAACAAACTCAGCCACCCACACAGAAACGAAAGACCAAGACATTTCTACAAGAAGCAATGACTTATGAGATTAACAAAGCCAAGTGGTATGCGGCTGAAGAGTTTTGTAAAGATCATGGTTGGCAATTTCAAATTTTGACAGAAAAGCATCTTGGTATAAGATAAATATTAGATGGCGAAACGACTTATTGATAGAATCAAGGAATCCCTTGCAAAATCAGGATATGCACCACGGTCACGTGAAGCACGTGCTTGGTTAAAGTCCAAAGTTCCATCACTCAGACCCACCAAAGGTGATCTTATGCGTGATCGTGAACGATTAAGAAATCAGTCTATCATTGGTCGTATGTACTTTTATTATTATGATCCGAAGACGAAAGATTCGTTGCCATATTACGACAGGTTCCCATTGGTGATTCCAATAGAACGATACTCAGACGGTTTTTTAGGGTTGAATCTACATTACATTCACCCAAAGCGACGAATCATTCTTCTAGACAAATTAAGTACAATTCTGACCGACCATCGTTATGACGAAGGCACTAGGTTGAGAATCAGTTATGATTTTTTGAAACGAGCATCTAAAATTTATGAAGCCACACCATGTATCAAACGATACTTGTCTGGCCATGTACAGTCTCGTTTTTTAGAAATAACAGCAGATGAGTGGGATATTGCCGTCATGTTACCATTAGAATCATTTGCAAAAGCATCAGCCAGCAAAGTCTGGTCTGAATCAGAGGACAAATTTTAATGTCATTTTCACCAAATTTATTTTTATCAAATATTAGAGGTAAGGATGGACTTGCCCGACCTAATCGTTATGAGGTAATACTTCCAATACCAGCTTATATTGGAAACTTTGTGACTAATTCGGTTATAGAAAAAATACTGAATTTGCCTAACTCCGCTTTTTCAGAAATAACAGAAGCAATAGGAAATGCAATAGGTCAAAAAAGTGATTCACAAAAAAGTGCAAACCCCGGACTGTCTCGTTATTTGGCACTGCAATGTGAAACGGCTGAACTTCCTGGTAAGACAATACAAACTGAAGATGTAAAGATTTATGGACCAACTTATAAGGTACCATATCAAACACAATACTCAGAAATGTCTCTAACATTTCTTTGTACAAATGAGTTTTACGAACGCAAGTTATTCGACAAATGGCTAGAGGCAATCATGCCTACAGACACCAACAACTTGCGTTTTCCAAAAGGTCAAAACTCAAGATACTTGACCAAAATTACAGTGACTCAATTTGATGATATAGTAAAACAAATCTATGCTGTGAACTTAATTGATGCCTTTCCAATTGGTATAGCAGCACAACCATTGAGTTGGGCGGAAGAAGGCTTTCATCGATTGACTGTGCAATTCGCATATCAAAGATTCGAAACAATTTATGAAGGAAAATATGATCTTGGTGCAACAGCAGCGGCTATATTTGGCACAGGTGCATCAAGATTGCTGTCACTTTAACTTAACGTGAGGTTATTATGCTACCCAAAATAGATGTACCAATTTATGAATTGATTTTACCATTAACGAAAAAATCAATTAGATTTAGACCTTTCTTAGTAAAAGAAGAAAAGATTCTTTTAATGGCAATGGAGAGTGAAGAACCTGATGCAGTTCTTTTGGCGATCAAACAAATATTAACCAACTGCTGTTTAGATGATTTGGACGTAGACGATCTGCCTATCACAGATATTGAATATTTGTTTCTGAATCTAAGAGCAAGATCGGTAAACGAAATTGTTGAACTACCTTATCGCTGTAACAATAAAATTGATGCAAATGGTGAACAGAAAGAGTGTGGCAATATTGTAACACTTCAGATGAACTTGCTTGAGATACGCCCAGAAGTCCACGAAAAGAAAATAGACAAGATTGAACTCAGTCAAAATATGGGCATCTTGATTAAGTATCCATCTTTCAGAATGGTAGAAGAGGCACAAAAACAAGAAGGTTCCGAAGTTGATAAACTAATGAACATACTTGTAGCATGTATTGATGGTGTGTACACAGAGGAAACTATTTTTTATTCAAAAGATGTACCTAAAAAAGAACTTCTTGATTTTATTGAAAACCTAACAAGAGAACAATTCAGTAAGGTACAAGAGTTTTTTGAGACAATGCCTAAGATTAAAAAAGATGTTGATTTTAGTTGTACTAAGTGTGGTTATCAAGAAACGATTACGATTGAAGGACTCCAAAGTTTTTTCGTATAACCTTTTGTTATGATAATCTGAAGAATTACTTTGAAACTAACTTTGCATTAATGCAGCACCACAAATATAATTTGAGTGACATTGAAAATATGTTACCTTGGGAAAAGAGTGTTTATGTGACCATGTTGGTCAACTTTATTAAAGAAGAAAACGAAAAACTGCAACAAGAAAAAATAACAAAGAGTAAGAGATAAAAATGGCATCATTTACAGACTTAGTTCGTGCCCAAAGAGAATCAGGCAAAAGTGCCGCTACTTCTTTAAGTGGTGCTTACAATCAACTAAACATGCAAAGATTTGATCCGAGAAATGCTTTATTTTCTCAGACTGGACTAATGACTGCTTTATTCCCCTCTCTAAAAGGTTATCAAGCAAGCCCTATATCGAAAAAGTCACCGACTTCAATGATATCACCCGAAGTATCTGGTTCACCTACAGCACTCAGTTCAATTGCACGTGATGCCAGAATTAGTGCAAGAAACTCTATGTCGCTACCTTCAATTGCTCGTAACATGGCACAATTGGTTCGATTATCAGGCGGAACACCAACAAAATATTTTGAGGGTGCAAAAGAAAAAGAAGAGAAATATGAATCAAAGTTTGGCGGCGGGAAAAAAGGGTCAACTGGCCTAGGCAAAACCAGTGGTGCTGGAGGTTTCAATATTTTAAGCATGTTGGGTGGATTAGGAAGTATGGCAGGAAGTTTATTAGGAGGTGCTGCTAGTGCAGTAGGTTCAATACTCGGAGGTATTGGAGGGCTACTCGGTGGTGCGGTTTCTGGTGTTTTTGGTGTACTTAAAGGTGCGTTAGGAGGAATGGGGTTTATTGGAATACTTGCAGCCGGTGCCTTGGGTTTATTAATATATCAACTTTATCAAAGCCTGGATTTTTCGGGTCTCAAAAAAAATATCAATAACTTTACTGATGAACTGACTAAAGGCTTAGATAGCTTAACTGATGGTGAGTTTAGTAAAACCATGAAAGAACTTAGAGAGGGTTTTAAAACTTTTTCTTTGCAAGTAACATCTATAGTTGAAACAACAATGGAACTAATGTCAAAATTGGTGATTGCAACAGTGAGAGACATAATGGGAAAAATAGAAAACTTTTATGAAGACATAAGATTCCAAATTACGGGTCAATCTAGAGAAACTAAAGTTGGTCCGGGAGGTATGAATGTTAGTGAAATGGGTCTAACTAGTGGCAGAAGTTTAGAAGAACTTGAAACCAAAAAACAACAAGCACTTGAGATGAAAGGTGAATATTCTTTTTTTAGAAAAGGTCTTAAAATAGATCCTAAAACCGGAAAGTCTGAATGGCAAGATCAAGATATGAGAGTTAAATGGAACCGAGTTTTAGATAAACTGGATGAGAATATTTCTTATGTAAAAGGAAAAGACTTATCGCAGAAACAGAGAACATCAAATGTTTCGGAGACAGTTGAGAATATGTCGTTTTCTCAAAGATATGAGGAAAAACTAGGCGCAAACAAATGGAGAGACTGGTATTCAAGTTCACAATCACCAACACCGACAAAGTCTGAATCAGGAAAAGTCACGTTCAATAGTTTAACAAAAGAACAGCAGAACGCCATCTTAGATATGCAGTTCAAACAAGAAGGAAATAAAAAAGGTGAATTGGCTTATGATTTGAATAATCCAGGTGCATTGATATATGGACCTTTTGCTGCAAAGTATGGAGCCATTCCAAATACAACAAGAGGAACTTTAAAAGATTCAAAAGGCAATTTAGTTCCGTTCGCTCAATTTCCTACATTCGAAGCGGGTAGAAATGCTCAAAGAGATTTGTGGAAAACAAAATATGGTGATATGTCATTAGATGACGCTTTGAGAAAATGGGTAGCGCCAAGAAATGCTGCTGAAGAAGCACAACTATCAAAATATACGGCTGGAATTTATAGCACTCTGGGAATGCCAGCGGCAGAATCAAGAACAGCAAAGGCAGAAGCACCAACACCAGCAAAAGCGCCATCACAAACTACACCAATGGCCGGCAAAACTTCAATGCCGGATTCGGTAGCATCATTGGCATACGACCAAATTACTGCACTTGATAAGTTGATGGGTGGAAAATTAATGGAAGGTTCAACAGTATTAGCAGATATGTTGAGAGATGTCACAAGAGAGTTTATGAATAATCCAACTTTTGTTGATAGTTCACAAACTGTGAACAACACCATGCCACCTGGATTAGCATCAGCGGTTGGTTCTGCATACAATCCAGACGCCACTAATCTTTTGGTTGATAGAGCAACATCATAAAAAACGCCACCCTAAGGTGGCGTCGCAGTTGATTAAGTGGAGGATTAATCTTCTGCTAAAGATTTGAAGTAGTCCAACTCTTCATCTTCAATGTCAGGTGAAGAACGTGGTGTAAAGTCTTCAGCCTTAGTCTTTGAAACTGATGTTGTGCCACTCAATCCCAAAACTTTATCCAATCTTGTTTTCAATTCATCATATGATCTGAAGTGCTTAGGATCAAGAAACTCTTTGAGTGAGTGTTCTTTTTTCCATAGTGCTTCAAGTTTCACATCATCACCATCAAGCAAAGGAGAAGGTGAATCAAACTCAGACTTGTCATAGTTGCGATAGCCTTCAACTTGACGAATCTTTAGTTTAAAGTTTGCACCTTCCCAAAAGTCAAAAGGATTGATTGGCTTTTCGTCCTCAAATTGAGGATTCATTGCTTCTGTAATCTTATCAAAGATTTTTTTACCAAACTTGTACAGTCTTACTTGACCTTCGTTGTCTGGATTTTTAGGATCAGAAACCACATAGATGTTTGCAATATAAAACAAACGGCGTTTCTGCTTACGTGCAATTTCTTTGTTTGCTTCAATACCAGAGTTCCACAACACAGAGTTGTATTCTGATACTGGATCTTTTTGACCAAGTGTAGTCAAAGAGTTTTCAATGTACCAGCCGCCTGGACCTTGAAAGCCATGGTCAAATAAACGAACCCAAGGAAGTGCCTCATCACCATCGGCTGATGGACCTGGCAAGAAACGAATAACTGCCATGCCATTACCTGCTTTATCAACTTCTGGCTGCCAAAAGCGTTCATCTTTGCCAGAACCTTCAGTGGGAGTATTGATTGATTCAACCGCTTTGGTAAGTTTATCAAAAGAATTGCGGTTGCGTTTGAGAGAAGAAAAATCTGCCATTTAGTTACCTCGTATAAAAAGTTGTATTAAATTGTATGTGCATCTTGTCCACATGATTCATTATATACTTTTATATATGTGTCGTCAAGAACAGACTGCACAGTTTTTATCGTTTTAGCCGTTTCTTTGTGAAGAATGCCTATGCCGCCTGCCATATTAAAATCATCAATAACATCTTGGGTATCATCAATGAGAATAATATCTGATTTGGCATAAGTTGCTTTCAAATGACGACCAGGTACGATATTGGCTGTAAAGTCAATGTGATGTCTTTTCAACCAAACCTTTTTCTGTCGCTTTACCTCTTCATGATGCATACGGCCACCAGAAGAAGAAAGTATCTCTACAGGTATATCAAGAGAGATGATGTATTTCAATAGTTCTTTACCACCAGGATACCAATCAAGTGTTTCAAAGTTTTTACCTTCTACGAACTGATTCCATTTATCATCATGCTTTTCACCACGTTCACGTGTGCTTAATGCTTTTTGTTTGAAGATTTCTTTGTATCTTTGATTGAAATCAGACAACACACCATCCATATCAAGATATATTTTCTGTATTCGCATCATATTCTTTCTTTAGTATGAGTTTATATTTCGTTGGCTCAAATGGTATGAACGGTGTGTATTTCTTTATTCTTTTACTGATGTTTGGATAATGAATGGTATCACCAATCTTACGATCCCATGATGATAGGAAACCCAGAACTTGATTGAGTATGCAAATAGTTTCAAGTGAGACTTCTTCATGCAACAATTTGATGAGCAAGTCTGGATACTCACCTTCATGCGACATAAACAAATCATTTGGATTACTATGATTCATTAATGATTCAATTTCATTTGTGAAAGTGTAGGTCAATGATTGAATCACTTTCTGGCGTTTACGATACTCAGCATCAGCCTCATTAGTTAATAGGTGTCCTACCCAAACATTCTGGTCATTAACCAAATTAGCAACAACAAAATCACGGCATATGTCAACATTTGTGAATCTCCGGCTGAGTTTGTAAAAGTGCCATTTGTCTTTACGATTCTCAAACGCACCAATACTTGTGCTTACTTTACCATTGTACTTAAAGTAATCGTAAGAATCTGAATTGAAGTGTAGTTTGAGAGAAGAGTATAAACAAAATGTTTCATATCCCGTCATATCGGTAAACGATTGCCTTTCACTTTTAACATATTCAAACGCTCCGCTTGTTCGTGTATTTTTGCTTTGAGATTTGGAGTTATGAGTGAAGCAGCAACCTCTAACTCCAAACCTGTCTCTTTACAGTGTTCGGTAATGGCCTCAAGATATGTGTAATCTGTATTGGCCACCAAACCCTCTATCTGCATAGAGAACTTCAGCATCTCATCTTTTGTAGGCATTATGCTGAAGGCGGTATTGTATCGTTCATTGTTGAACTAAATGGCCAGTTATTTTGTGGTATGTTGCTGAAATCATATTCAGGCTGATCACCAAGTATAATATAGTCCTCTTCCTTTTCAAAAGGCACAACTTCAATCTGACCATCAATCTGATAACCACATCCTTGCAAGAAATCACGGAATCTATCAAAGATGTCACCAAGGTATAAGGCATTGCAGTTCATTTCTAAATCTCTTTCATCTTCAGCGGAATGAAAGCGAAACATGAATGAATGTTCGTCACTATTGAAACTCATAATATAATCTCCCTTTATTTACGATTAGCAGCGTGTGCAATACAAACAATATCATCACTCTTGGCGTATGAACACCGTACAGCCAATGGGTCAATGCCTTTTGCAATAGCGTTTTCAATATTTGCTGCCATCAGTTTACGGTCATTCAAACCATAAAGACATGTTGCAGCAACGATTGAAAGTAAAACCAAAGTAAATGATACTGTGGTTATACTACTCAATCCTTTTTCCATCATCTTCTCCTTTTTACTTGATAAAATACTCATGAACTCTTCTTTGCTTTATTGTAGAATAAATGTCTGCCTATTTGTGCAGTATACTTCATATTATTCCAACCAGGTTTTACATAGTCTGCATGAAAGAACAAAGCACCTCTTGTTGGATCTTTAAACTTCTCAGTATAAAGATAAAACGCCAATGCTAACTCAGTAACACTATTGTACAACGAATTGCTCTCTAATGTCAAGAGGCCTTTTCGCATCATATCCTTAGGACGATTTTCACATACCCATGAAAACTGGCAAACGGTGCCGACTTTTTGTTTGACTACACCACAATATGTGTCTGGAAATGTTCCAGAGTGTACACGATTGTGTGTAACAAATGCTACAGCAAGTTGACCTAATCTTGGTTCTAAACCTGCTTCAAAATACATGTTCTGGGCAAGGCACTCAACTTCTGATCTTGCTTGTGGTGATAAATCTTCTAGTTGTACTTTGGGTTGAACTGGCACATTTATTTGTGCGGCGGCATGACCGATGTATACAACGAATGCTGCAAAGATACTACAAATTAATAGTGTGATGTAACGCATATTTCTCCTTTTTAGTTAGAGAGATGCCGAAGCACCTCCGTTCCCATTCAGGCAGCTTTTTTGCTTTGTGTTTTTTCTGCTGTGATATTAGAAACGAATCCATTCAAGGCTTGTGCCTTAGATATGATTTCTGTCTCTGAGGGATAAGTTGGAAAGGCTGGATGATCAGGTATTGCTTGTCCGTTTAGTTTAGCGGACTCTACCTTTACATGCCATTCATTGATTAGCCGTTCTTTATTGGCAATAAAATCTTCCAATAAAAGTTCTTTGGCCATTTTAAGAAGTTCAAGACGAATCTCAAACGGTGTTAGATTACTCATGTGTTTATTCCTGTGTGTGTTTACTGGCGATTGTGTGTGTGATGCCAGTATACTTATTTAGTTATTTTAATCCCACAAACCACGGTAGTATTTACCAAATAGACGAAAACCATTATCCATGCGATTATATACTTTGTTCATACCATCATAATCACATTGGTATGTGTGGTTAGGACCATCTACCATAGTTGATAATTTAGGATTGTCTTCACAAGGAACAAACTTCATATCAATCACACCCGAACGATATGCTTCTTCCCATGAATCGTCAAGCAGATGTTCAAAGGCAAAAATCATTTCATTCAACACCCATTCCCACCGACGATGTGTGATATCCCATGATTCTTTTTGAAATTGCTCATCATCTTCAAACTTCAATCTGAATTGTGATGAGCCATCATCATAACCAGTTATACGAAGTTCTTCTGGCACGTCTTCAATGTCAACCATAGGTGAACCGTGTTTTGTTGCTTGAAGTTGTTTGAGCATTGGCAAAATAATATTTGCCAATGTGTGATCCATTGACCATGTATCGTACTTGTCAATGCGTACTTTGATTTTGCGTTCCTTGTGACTGTCAATCCAATTAAAGAAATCATTCAACCAAGATGATTTGCCGTTTTTATCTTCAGCCAGCCAAGTGCCGAAATCATGAACCCATTCTGGATGCCGTTTGAATCCGTACTCATCAGGTACTTTTTTTACCCAAAAGCAAAGTAGTTCTGCTAATTGGTAAGGACCAAACCAATTTGTATAAGGACCAATATAAACACGCATGATGTATCTCTGAATATGATGTGGACTGTTTTGGTAATAAGGTACAGCCCACTTAAACCCCAGCAAGGCTATTTAAGCAGCCATTGCGTAGTAATTATCGTTTGCAGATAATTTATTTGCTTGATTTACAGTCATCGCCTACTGTGTTGCCTTCTCCACTATCTCACCCTGTCGAAACCAGGTCACCCCCATCAAAAGCACACAATCCCCACTAGAGCCCTCAGAGGTTTCTTTCATCTAGGACAACTATGTGCTTTTGGTGGAGGTGGGCGGAATTGAACCGCCGTCCAGAATGCCTTCACTTCGAAGGAGTTACAACAATTCTTTCTTGTAGCACACAACGTGCCACGATGTAATCTCTATAACGCACGATTGTTGATGCCACTTCATGGCATTCCTCATATGTATCAAAAGTTTTCCATTGTGATTCTGTAACTGAACCTGAAATGATAACCGTTACAATGAGTGCGTATAGCATTATGCCCTTTTTATTTTTCTCTCCAATTCATGTAATCTGTTCATACCAGTTTCTTGCAAATCATAATCATGAAGAGGTTCAACTGGATCATCAATAACTTTATATTTTAGTTTATCAAATTCTTTATGAAACTCGTTGCGTCTTTCGGCATCCCAACTCATACAATGAAAAAATCCACTCTTTGGATGAGCAGAAACATTTTTATCATAATAGTCCATGTATCTTGCACGATACTTAGACAATTCCGAAAATAATAAAGAATCTTTGTGACTCTTCTTTATCTCATCAATTAATTCTTTCAAGTAACTCATTATAAAATATCTCTTTACTTATATGCTGTAAAAGTTTGATTTGGACCAAGCCTTGTTCTACCTTTACCTCTTTCTTCACCAGGCTTCACTTTAACATTGTAATGCACTTTACCTTGGTTTTCAACTTTACCTGATTTAGCAGAAGCATCAAGATGGTGCCAACTACCTTCATGTGAGGTGTGATGAACAGCCAGAATAGATTCTTGTTTATGCTTGTTGCCAACATTTTTTAAAGCATGAACCATTTTATTATGACCTTCTTTACCTTTTTCAGCGGCATGAACTACATATGAGCCTTCATGACTCACTTCATGTTCACCACCGTATTGATATTCACCTTTATGTGGTCCAGACCAACCACCTATATGTCCAGATTTACGGGCATGTTCTAGGTCTTTCTGCATCTCAGTGTGGGCTGCTTTTTTCTTCTCCGGAGTATTCGTGTGAGGACCTTCGGGAGACAATGCTCCAATACTATGCCCGGAGGCCAAATGTTTATTTACTTTTTGTTGAAGTGGATTACCTTCATCTAGTTGTACGTGTTGTTTGAATGATAGCATAGTGCCTCCGACTTGTCAAGCATATTTATCAATATACTCAATCAATGGTTGCCGATAATCATGTATCTGTCGCTCAAACACCTGTGCGGGTCCTTCTTCGGTAGCAATCAATACCACAATGTCATCAATCCAAATACCAGTTCTTTCGGCAAACATCAGGGCATATGCTGTACACTGCATAAAGTAGTTTTGAATGTAGTCTTCATCTTTTTGTTTCGTGGAAGTCTTATAGTCAATGACTGACAATTTGCCATTCCATTCGGCAATTAAGTCTACACGGCCAGCAATACGATATTTGTCGGAATAAAGTGCTTGTTCTTGTGCATAAACTTGACCAACATTTTCATCAATTTTAGGTTTGATTTTGAAGAATAATTCTTTCAAGTCAGGCATCAATAACTGCATCTTGAATTCGTTTATTTCATTCTTCAGGTAGTCTTCACATATCTTGTGTACCTTTGTACCACGATTTGATGCCTTGCGTGACACTTCATTTGCTCGTTCCTCACCAACTGCTTTACGCCATTCATATATGCCTTGCTTATTGTAATGAGAAAGCACCGTAGTGATAGACTTATACTTGTTGCCTTCTGGCGTAGTATACAGTCTACCACTATCGGTGGTTTCCGCTGTTAAGTCAAATTGTAACTGTGGTAAACTTACATGTTCAAATATTCGCATTATGTAAAGTAGTGATTTCGGCTGTGGTGTGGATAACTTTGTCTTGGATACTTCTTTTCTATCTTTGCAGGATCTTCTTTTTCTATTTGTGTTATTTCTGTGGTCATTTCTCTTTCAATCTCTTTTGTGATGTAGTCATTCAGTAGTGCTACTTTTTTCTGCAAAGATTTTTTAGCCATATATGCTCCTTGTGCTAAGGTTCACATAATGTAATTACTGCCCAAACTTTCCTAAATGTTTATCTACAATTCTTTGTGTTTGTGATTCTTTGACACCTTTTTTACCGTGTTTATTGGCAACTGAAGATTGTTTGTGACTTTCTGATACTTTAGACAGAACTTCTTTGAAACCGTCTGGTACTTTACCAGTGATTGATACGCCACTGACAATTGACATGGCGCCAAGATGAACTTGTTGAATGTGTGGATTTTCTTTGAGATATTCTTCTTTGGCAGAAATGCTCAGAAGTTTCTCAAATGTATCACCTGTTTCAGTGTTTAAGAAATCATATACCGGCAATTAAAATCTCCATTCTTATAAATAGGTGTATGTCGCCGGGTAGCAGCCCGCACATACTCTAACATTGTAAAGGAATGTCAGCATGTATATTTATTACGTTTACGCCTACATCAGAAAGTCTGACGGCACACCATACTATATCGGTAAAGGTAAAGGCAATAGAGCATATTCACCACACGGTAATATAAAGATACCAAAAGATAAATCCAAAATAGTTTTCCTTGAAACTAAATTATCAGAAATTGGTGCATTAGCACTTGAACGAAGATTGATTCGTTGGTGGGCACGTAAAAATCCTGATGGTGGTATTTTATTAAATAAAACTGAAGGTGGTGAAGGAACATCTGGCACTATACGACCACATTCAGAAGAAACTAAATTAAAAATTTCATTGGCAAACAAAGGAAAATCTTCAAATTTTAACAATAGAATAAAGGCGTCAAAAACTTGTTTATCAAAGTATGGTGTTGAGAATGCATTACAAACGGAAGAATCTAAATCAAAAATAAAAAAAGCAAGAATAATCTACAACAAAAAACAAGTGCGATGCGTTCATTGTAATAAAATTGGACAACATAGGGCAATGATGCGCTGGCATTTTGATAAATGCAAACTAAAATCTGACATCAAATAGGTCTTATATTCTCAAGGTACCAACTTGGTACTGGACGCTTCTTCCAGTTGGCCAAGTGTGTCTTATTCTTTATATAGTAATTACGATATGAAGCAAGAGAGTCATAATGTAACATTCCACGTGGTCCTGCTTTAGGAACTTTCACATCATCAGGCATAGCTGGTGTTGGTTCAGTAAACACACCTTCACTTATGTTGTTCGGTAGCGCAATTATTGTACTCACTAGTCGTGTTTCAACCGAGTGTGTTTTACCATAGCGATGAGTGTATTCTTTACACAATGCATACCACATCTGATACAGCCATGTGTAATTGCTGTCATTCTGTCGTGCCCAAATATTTGATGGATGACTTATGTGTGATGCTTTCATCAAAACTTCTTCACGTTTATCGGGCAAAAGCCAGCGTTTAATTTTACGATTGTTTGCCGTCAAATCGTAATACTCTTTACCATCAAGAATACGATGCGCCGTTGACATGAGTTGTGCATACTCAATAATCATTTTCACCACGTGTTTATCACAGTGGTATTCGGCGCATTTCCGTGGATCAGGATGAAGATAAAAGATATTCATCAGAAGCAGAGAAAGCGGCAGTTTGTATTCACAGTTTGTGGTGAAGATTTACTTTGTATCTGAACTTGATGCAACTCTTTGAGATGTTGCATTTTGAGTTCTTGCTCACGACGATCATTTTCACGCTGTATTGCTTCGATTTTTGCAATCTGCGTTTTGATTAAATCTTCATTATTTAATCCCTGTGGATTGTGTACAGGATCTTTAGTAATTGTGTTACACGCCGTTAATAGCAACAGCGGCACAAGAAAAATCAACTTACTTTTCGTTTTCATCTTTGTCCTCCGGTGTCATTTTACCCATAATATAAACCAAACCAATAAACTGAACAGCGCCAGATGCACCGGCCATAGCCAGAAGAGCCATGAACGTGGCAATGATGTAGAACTTTTGACGTTCAGTGAACAGGTTACCATAAAAATTTGCTGTAGTAATTGCTTGAATGGCTTGATTTTCAAGTTGTAAATACTTGTCAACAAGCCATGCTTTGAATTTTGACATTTTCACCTCATAAAAGAAGGGGCGCAATTTGCTGTCTCCCGACAGTAGTTGTCGTTTAATATCTAGCGTCAAATTCGCATGATACCCCGAAACTGATTATTCGGTGATTTCGGTTACTTCATCCTCAATCACAGGTGCAACAGGTGCAACGACTTTTGCAGGCTTTGCTGCTTTAGCCTTAACTGGTTTTGCACTCAATGCTGCCAACGATTTGACAGGCTTGTTTGCGAACTTACTGGTAGAAGGCTTTAGTAAGCCCTGACCAGGAACAAACTTATCAGCACCACAAGATTTCAGATATGCTTTCACTTCACCTGAATTTGTGATTTGATAGCCAGTCACAGTACGACCGTTTTTAAGAACTTTCACCACGCCGGGCGTCTTTGTTTTGACTTCCCAAATGTAAGTAGAAAGTTTGTAAATATAAATGTCATTACCAAGTTTAGATTCAATCTCGTCTTTGGTAACGATATCACCCTCTTGCATTAGAGTCAAGAGTTTTTGATAAGGTGTAAAATCACCTGCTTTAGTACGTGCCATAATAAAGGCCTCCATTATCAACAGTAGAAATGATAGTGTAACATGATTCGGACACTTTGTCAAGCATTGTCAAAATCATAACACTTCGTTTTTCCGACCAAGCCCTGCCGGATTAATGCCAGGAGTAACGTATACATAATTACCCTTGTGCATCGGTGCAGTGCAAGATGCTACATCAGCCACAATCTCACGGTCAGAAGATGAGAGTTTGTGATAGTCTTTCATAATACCAGTCTTAGTCAAAGCACCCTTGTGAGTGTCTGGAAGACTCGGAGCATGTGATACCTCACGCTTTACACGATATGGCATCAGTGGCTTGTCTTTTACTTTCTTCGGTGCAGCAGCAGGAAACCGACCACCAGACGGCAGCGGAATCTTGTTGATTGACGAAATGAAGTCTTGCTGTTCTTGCAATTGCTTCTTCGTCAACTTCTTTTTCTTGGAACTGGAATATATACGAATCATCATAACAATACCATTATATCAAGGGTTGAGCCACTTGTCAAGAGGTAATCTTTTCTTTTACCTTAGTGATATGCTTACATTTGTTGTGATATTTGAAACCAATACAAGAGCAAGAAAAATGCTCATTTGATAATGTTACCAAATACTCACCTTTTGAGCCGGCAACTTTGAACTTACGAATATTTGTTGTTGAACCTTTAAGTATTTTCAGATTAACAACATTTGCTAGATTGATAACAGATATTGGAAATTCTTTGTTACCAGTTTGCAAACAGAATTCGTTAGCATTTAGAAAACGATAGGGCTTGATAACGACACCAGTAAATGTTGTCGTTTTAGTAATATAGCGACAGTCTACGGTGACCGTAGAACCAACAGAAGGCAGATTTTTCATAGTATATACATTATACTATGAGCGGCTATCTTTGTCAAGCGTGTTGTATTTTTACAACACTAATTTGTTGCTTTTTCTGTAATAATGGCAATTGAGTTTTGACGATCAATTGAAAGATAACCGTTACAGACAATATTCCAATCTTCTGACTGTTCTTCTTTTTCACTTTGAACTGGAACGGTTATGTTCAGATGTTTGAACAAGTATTCTTTGTCACCCTCAAATACACGCCATACATGATCTGCGGTGCCACGACCGGGTTGACCTCTGCTTTTGTTAAAACGAATTCGGTATTTGTTCATATGATATCGTCTGCTGGTTTCATCGCAAAGTTTGTCTGTGCTTGTACTACGGTCAAATTAAAGTGAACAAACTTTATTGGTTGATTTGATGCGTGTCGGGTAAATGAGTGAGCCAACCAAGAATTTGTAAGAATCAAAAGACCAGGCTTGGGTTCAAAGTTAATCATCTGACTAGCAATCGTAGCGATAGATGAATCTTTTTCGTAAAGGTCAAGTTGAACTTTACCGGGTCGTGGGTCGTGAAATACAACTCTTGAAGATTTGTCTGGAACTTTGAGAAAATAAAAACCAACAATTTGGGAACCATATCCATGTACATGTTGTTCCATCAATGAATGCTTATAGTGTTCTTGTGTCCACATTTCATTAAACATCACATCAAGGTTTTGCATATTGTAACCTTGGCTGTCTAATATATTCCAAGATGTTTGACCGACAAACTGTACGAAGTCCTGAATCCTTGAGTCTTCATAATAATTGCCTGTCATCATCACAGGATATATGTCATCGACTTTTTTTTCTTTGTGTACTTTCGCCAATTCTTCTTCAGAAACTTGTATCACCGATTTCAGAAACTCTGGATGTTCGGCATAATAAATTGGACAAGCAAAATGATAAGCAGTGTTAAGCATAATATATTGTACTTTATTTTAGTTACACGAATATTTATTATTCGTATGTCGGTCTTACCGGTGGTTCACCTTCTGGTTTGATGAATTTATCATTCACCTCTTTGATTGATTGATAAAATTTTGTTCCTTTTCCCGGAATATCACCAGAATCAATTGCTTCCCACAAATTATTTATTGTGACTGCTATATCAGGATAGTTCGCTACACGATCCACAAAATGCTGCCAATATTCGATAAATTTATTCTGGTATTCTAATTCTTTAAAAATCTCATCTCTGGTTGGCGGCTTTGAGCCTGTGTCATCTTCCCAACGTGTGAACTCAAAGTGTCCACCTGATGCCGACATATCATAACGAGCATGTGGTCTAAGTGCTTTAATTGCCGTGTCAATACCACACACAAGTTTGTTGTTGCTACCTATCAAATACTGTGCATAAGAAATATCTTCGTTATTCATTCAATCACCTCTAATAAAATGTTTAGTAATTTATCTATTCATTACTCAAAACTTCTTGATGTATTAATGGATGTTTTGCGAACAACTCCATGGCTTTTTCTGGAGTAATATCTTGCGGTGCTACATCATCAAGTTCATCACCATCACGAATGGCATGTATACAACAGAGCAAACATTTATCTTCCAAAGCGGTAAATTTATGTTTTATGTTTTTAGGTGTAATGATTAGATAAGGCGCCATGTATTCTTTGCTGCCGTTGTCGTGTTCCATTCGCACTGAGCCACGTGCCAGTAAAGTTATATGATCAAACACATGGGCATGACCTTCAATTTCGTCACCCGTTTTCACAAGATAATTCATGTAAACTAAAACATTGTCAGCAATTGCCATTTCTCGTATAGAAGGACTACTCATTAATTTATTCTCCCACTCTTTCAACTCGTAATGGATTATCGTTTAAGCCAGGAACGATCCATTCGCCCGTTTCGGGATTATATTCATATTCATCACCAGGTTTAGGATTAGTAAATTGATCGTGTTCTGGCAAATAGATCATTCCTGGTGCTGCATAGCGTTTACGAATTTTACCATTATAGCTAGTTTTTATCCAACGACCACCAAGTAACTTTTCACAAAATGCTATACCAATACTTTCTTTTTCGTCACCATTGGCATCTGAAGTATCACTATCGGCGACAACAATGATACGTAATACTACGTTATTTTCATTCAATTCAGCAAAATGTGCCATTCAAATCTCCTACAACTATCCAGTTATTTTTACGATTACTATACCATCACCACCAGCACCAAGCGGAGATAATGAAGGAGAACTTCCACCACCACCACCGGATCCGGTATGTCTAACGCCAGCCGTTGCGTATCTTCCTAAAATAAAGGGTGTTCCTGGTCCAGTAGTAAGGCCATCACCACCAATACCAGAACCCCCCAATCCACCAGTGGGCGTAAGGCCATTACCGCCGCCACCCGCAGCATAAGTTTGACTGTATCCCATGATGGCCGAAGAGACTCCTGCGCCACCAGCACCTCCAGCTGATAATGGAGTGGATCCACCATCACCCCCTGCTCCACCGGCACCACCTCCACCGCCACCGGCGATGCTACCCGAAACTGGTGAGCCAGCACCACCATTGTTGCCTTGTCCCGGTGTACCCGGACCACCAGTTCCACCGGTAAAAGTGCTTGGACCATATGCCGCACCGCCTCCCCCCGAACCACCAGCAGCTCCTCTGTTTAATGGACTTGTATTTGGGTTACCACCACCCCCACCACCAGCAGAAGTAATGGTGCTGAAAATAGAGTCAGTTCCATTGCCACCTCTTGCTGGGGCTGCGGTAACTGCACCTCCAGCTCCAACAGTAATGGTTATTGGAGTTCCTGCTGTGATTGGAAAATCAGTACCCGTTCTAAATCCACCGGCACCACCTCCACCACCAGAATTTGTACCACCAGCACCACCCCCACCAATAACAAGATAATCTACCTTTGAAGCACCCTGAGGTGGTGTCCATGCTTGTGTAGCAACAAAAGTATATACAGTGTTGATAAATTTTCTGCTTTTGTATTTGATAATAACAATGCCACTTCCACCAGCACCAGATCGAGATGCTGGGGCGCTTAAAGCACCTCCACCACCACCTCCAGTGTTAATAGTTCCTGGCCCTGCGGTATATTGATTCCCATGACCACCTAGACCACCACCCCCATCACCACCGAGTGCGGCTCCGGGTGTGCCTGACGCAAATTGTCTCCCCCCACCCCCACCGCCAGCGTATGTTACTGGTGTTCCAGTTATAGACGATGAAAGACCAGCTCCACCACTGCTTACAGCTGTGACGGGTGTAGTTGGTCCAACACCCGCAGCGCCAGCACCACCACCACCACCAGCAACTACATAACCAAAACCTGGAACTAACCCCCCATTACCACCACTGTTACCTTGTCCGGGCGTGCCAGCACCTCCTGTAGCATATGCCGGTGAAGCGGGTACTAATGGCTGTACACTCGCTCCACCTCCACCAGAACCACCGGCAAGACCAGTTCCTATAGGAAATGTCGACCCAGGACCAAATGCTGATCCACCACCTCCACCACCAGTAGAAGTTATCGTTGTGCTGGGCGCACTAATCGCAATAGAACTATCACTTCCACTTCCACCTCTTGCTGCCGCTTGTCCTGCACCACCACCACCCACAGTAACGGTTATAGTTGCTCCGGGAGTGACAGGTAAATCTACTCCTGTTCTAAAGCCACCGGCACCACCACCACCACCGGATCTTGTAATTTTGGGTGAATCTGTACCATTGCCACCACCCCCGCCACCAGCAACAATCAAATAATCAATAGATGTAGTTTGATCGGGAACAGTAAATGAGCCAGAACTCATCAAAATTAAAACTACATTAGCTTCAAAAGCAATACCTCCTGTTCTAAACAGCCGATATGACCCTATTGATCCTGCACCCAATGACGCTAATATTGGCATTTTTTTCTTCCTAATCTTATATTATTTAAGTCCAAGCATAATATGCAATTCCACCGGCAGCCCCACCACCACCAGATGTACCATCACTATTAGGTGATCCAGCACCACCGCCACCAGCACCTATTAGCCATGCTTTTATAAAATTTGTTTGTGCTGGAATTGTGTAAGAAGTTCCGCTGGTTACAAGTACATTTGTAGTATTGTTAAATTGTAATAAAAGTACACCATTACCTCCTGTACCTCCTGTTTGTGAAGCACTCAAACCTGCTGCACCACCACCACCTCCACCTAAACTTCCGTTGCCTCCATTACCACCATACCATCCTGCTCCACCACCACCAGAACCAACTCCTGTGCCGGACGAACCATTTTTAGCATTAGGTGGTGTGCTACCATCATCAGCTCCAGCGCCTCCAGTTCCCAATGCAAATCCCGTACCCGACAACGCAGAAGATAAACCTTGAAAATCAAATGCACTTGCACCATCAGCTCCACGATTGGCGCTAAGAGGACTCACTACAGCATTACTACCATTTAGTCCTCCACCTCCACCTCCACCATCATCACCTGTGACTCCATTTCCTGTGCCACCTGTAGCATTTGCCATGCCTCCAGTGGCGGTTCCACCCGTAGAAGCTGTTCCATTATTATAATTGCCGCCGCCTCCACCTCCAGCAGTAAGACTTGCTCCAGAATAAGAAAGTGTGCTATTGCCACCGTTAGAACCATTATTTGTGTTGACACCTCCACCACCACCCGTTCCCAAAGAATATGTGATTGATCCAGTATATTTTCCTGTTGGACCACCGCTCACTGCAATAAATTGTCCAAAACCTCTTGCTGAACCAGAAGCAAATGATGAAATTAAAGGCACAAAACTTTATCCTAAACCAAAAAGTGTATTTGCAGAAATCACTGTATATGTATTTGCTGCTGTCTTGAATATTGAATAACTGAACAGATTGATTTCTGCACTTGAAATTGACACGTTTGCTGGTCGTGTGTTTCCAGCATAATATAATGTTTGTGTTACACCGTCAATTGCAAGGTTTGCTTGATGTCGCACAGTACCATGCTTGACCGCAATGGCCAATGAAGTTGTCTCACCAATTGTTGTTACTGAATCAAATGTATTCTGTGTATTTGCACGAATGTTGAATGTTACATTTGCAGTTGTATTTGCATTGAAGAAAAACACGGTGCTATTCGCAACATCAATGTTGACGTTGCCACCAATAGCAATAGAATTAATGTTTGCTTCTTCTAGAACTCTTGTGAGAGAGATACTCAGATTGCTGGCTAAAACGTTACTGGTAATCTGACCAGCAACAATGTTGTTGCCACGAATAGAGTTGGTTGATATGTTATTACCAGATACCGCACCAGGACCCAGTTTGGAACCGATGACGGCTTGATCGGCCAAGTCAACACTGACGATAGTGCCGTTGGCAATTCCGACGTTAGTGACAGCATTCGCAGAGATGCTGTCAACAGTAATTTTGTCTAAAGGCATAGTAGTCTCCTATTCGCTTATTTATACGAACAGGAGACTTGACTTATCCTTTGAGTAGTTGCTGATTGCTTTCGGTACGCAGGTCTTCTTCAAAATCTTGCATATTCAGTCGTGCTAGTTCTGAACGCAGACTTTCCAGTTGAACTTTGTCAACATTAGACTCGGCAATCTTGTCTTCAAGTTCCCGTATGCGTTTTCTGATTTGTTCTTTATACGACATAATCTTTTTCCTGCTTGAGCAAGCGGTACAGAGACTTGTCATGATGCTTTTGATTCTTCAATTGCTGACTCTCATACTGCTCACGGTTTTTATGGAATTTAGTTTTCTTTGGCTTTTGAAATTTCTTACCGCCAGACAACATATTTATTGCTCCTAAAAGATAATATCTGCAATACCATACTCTACCAAATCTTCTGCCGTCAACCAGACATCAGTTGGTCGCAGAAACTTCGTTTTCACATCTTTGACCGACAGTTTAGAACAGTCGGAAAGAATCTTTGCCATCTTATCATGATACCTATCACACTCTTTGGCATAAGCCCGCATGTCATGATACTTACCACCCATTTCGTCGTTGAATTGATGAATCATAATTGTCGTGTTTTTACCTACGGCACGATAACCTTTTTCACCAGCAGCAAATATGACAAATGCGGCACTCATTAGATTACCATATGCTAGTGTACGGACAGGCAAACCTAAACCTAACATCAAGTCCGTCAATCCAATTGCATCACCAAGATTACCACCTTCAGAGTTGATGTGTAGTGTCAGTGGCTTTTCAATTTTATTAAACTTGGCATAAAGTAGCCAGCGTGATACAGCCTCAGTGTTTGTGGGGTCAATGCTACCAGACAAAAAATGAGCATAGTGTTCAAACTGTACTTCCTGTACCTCTGTCTCTTTGTCGCTCATACCAATTATACGCCGTTCTCAAAATAGATTTTAAATCGTGCTTGGGTTTGAATTTCAGATGTTCTTTGGCGGCATCAGAGTTGGCGACTAGCCTTCGTGGGTCACCTTCTCTTCGTTTACCGATTGTGTATTGAATTGGAACGTTTAGTTCCTGTTTAGCAGCATCAATCACTTGTAGTACAGTATAACCTTTACCTGTGCCTAGATTGAATAGTCTAGGTTGATTTTTTCCTTTTTTCTGTAAATATTCGTCAGCCAGTAAGTGTGCTTCAGCAACATCAGACACATGTACATAATCACGGATACAAGTGCCATCTACTGTTTGATAATCGTTTCCATATACGATGAACTCTTCGTTATTTAGACTTTTGAACATTAGTGGAATCAAATGTGTTTCTGGATGATGGTCTTCACCCATCTCACCATCAGGATCAGCACCAGCAAGATTGAAAAAACGGAAAATAATATGATTCACTTTTGCATCACGAATCGCACACTCAGCAGCATACTTGCTGTTGGCATACGGATTGTTGTTATCTATTTCCGATTTTTCAGACAGACTGGTAAATTGAGAACGATAAACACCAGCAGTAGAAGAATAAACAATATTGCTGACATCAAATTCTCTCATTATTTGTAATAGATTAGTAGTACCGCCAACATTCACTTGCCAATACTTTTCTGGTTTGTGAACAGATTCACCAACTTCAATCAAACCAGCAAGGTGAAACACTACATCAAATTGTTTTTCATGGACTCTTTGAAAATATTCAAATGTTTCATACAGGTCGTTCAAATTTCTGACATCACCGATTGTGTGATTGTCCCAATACTTTTTATTTTCTGGAAGCATCAAATCAAAACAGAAAGTATAATACCCTGCTTTTTTGAGTGCTTTCGCTAAATGTGAACCAAGATAACCTGCGCCACCAGTTACTAATGCTGTTCTCATCTATCTCTTTCTGAAAGAATAGGATTTTTAATTGGCCAGAAGATATTGAAACGCTCATCATTCCACTTCACAGTGTATTGTGAAGCACGGTCATAGTATTGGTCCAGTTTGTAACTGAATACACATTGCTCAGACATCACCAAATGTGCATTGCCATGTTTTGGTGGTAACAGCACTTGATACCCATTACGATCAGATAGCGTAAACTCTTGCCATTGACCGTATTGGTCAGAATCTTCATCAAGATTAATTACAACCTGATAGATCGTGCCATGTAAACAAGAAACAAGTTTCGTAGTTCTATCATCACCATGAATGCCACGCAGTGTGTGTCGGCGTGAAGTTGAAATGCTGTCAAGAATAAAGTTTACACCCAATGAAGCATAATTATCTTTATGCCACACTTCAACATTTGTGCCACGATAATCTTCGTGTACAGTTGGTTTAATTAGTTTTACGCCTTTGAGGCTTGTGTCTTCTATTATCATCATCCACTCACAATTGTTATGCCAGGTCCAACAACATACTCTTCTTTGAATTGCTGCTTCCAAGGAAAGCCATTCGGATAGTTCTTTTCGTTTTCTGCATTACCTTTTTCAAAGAACTCAGCATTTACAGAATTTGGATTACCGTCTAAGCGATAGCACAATGAATACTCTCTTGAGCATGAATAGTTTGGAAAGTATTGTTTCAGCGCATTAAAGAACTGTCTGTCAGCACCCCATTGACCATACCATGCTGCACCAAGTTTACGTGCGATGTCTGCTTTGATCATGAACGATGATGTGTCAATGTGAAACGCATCTTTATTGAAATAGATTGGCCATTGACCTAGCGACTCACAATTATCTTCTGCAACAAAGTTACCTTCTTTATCAAAGACTTTTCTTAGTGAGTATGCCCAATCAACACCTTTTTTGATTCTCTCCACAAGTTTCTCAACGTGATTAGGCTCAAACCAATTATCTTCGTCAAGATAACAGATAACATCAGCATTGACAAGAAAGCCACATGCAGCATATACACGATGACCATACCAACCTTTGCCAACATTTTCTTCCAAACGGATTGTTTTGATTCTGGTTGCGTCTTCAAGTTGATGCCAAATTTTACTCTCATGTTCTTTACCATCAAGAAAAAGATAATGCGTCAGATTGTCATATGTTTGCTCTTCTACAGATTGAACACAATCACTGAGTGTTGTTGCTCCAATTGTCGGTGTCACTACTGCTACTTTCATTCCAGCTCCTTAATAACCAAGATGATGAATTTCTTTTGTTGCTACCACCTATACCATATACAAAGTTGATACCAGGCACATTTGCTTCCGCATTGTTTGTTTCATTACGGTCGCCCCCATTGGCAAACCATATTTGATAGTTTGAAAGCACCGGCAAAACTTGACGATAATGATCCCGTACACGTTCAAGCAAGTCACATGCGGTGCCATCCGAATCATCAAACTCCCACACTTCATCTACCCAACGAATTGATTCAAGTATAGCTTTACGCTCATGTATGTTCATGAACGGTTTACCTTTCTTACGGGTAAGCCATGCATCAGAGTTTAGGCCAACGATAAGTTTGTCACCCATACCTGATGCTTCACGCAACAAGGCTAGATGACCCGAATGAATAGGATCAAATCCACCAGAGACAACAACAATTTTCATATAACTAAATCAGGAAATGCTTCTTTTACTAGATTAGCAGTGAGATGTTTTACCTTGAATTTTTTTTGTAGAACATCAAGTATAATAGCAGCCTCATCTTTATGTAATGATTCTACCATAACTAAAATTTGTTGCGTAGTCTTTTCTGCGGTAAAGCCTTCGGGACGCATAGGATGACCTTTGATGAATCGATACATCTTCGGCATCTGTGTATCAAGATAAGCATAATTCAAACCAGCAGGTTCTTTTGCTGGTCGATACCTATCAGGTAGCACAATATCAAATTCTATGGCGGGATTGAATACTAATTGAAGAAAGAAACGAAAACGTTCATCACCCTCACGGCGTAGAATGTTTATTCGGTCTTGTTTAGTTGTGGCATTTTCAAACTCCTCAAATATTTCGGAGTATAGTTTTTCAGAACTCATAGTTTTCCATTTCTAAAATTCGTCAATGACTTCAATCAAATTCTTTAGTTTGTTTGCAATCATGTAATTCATAAAGTGTTGCTTAGTGTGACCAGCAGCACTTTCATATGTATCTATAATACTTTTCTGAAGTGTTTCTGGCACTTTGGTTAAATCAATCATCATTTCGTTGCGTTTGTAATTACGCAGCATTTCACCTTCACAGAAATCCTCTGGTGCTTGATTCAGCCAGTTTATAATCTTTGCTTCGGTGATTGGCTTTTGGCGTACACCATTGATGATGCTATCGTCAGCAGATAGAATGTTAGGTATACCATCACCTTTATCACCACGAATAATCATTTGCTTCAGTTGTACAGTTGGTAGTGGTTCTTTGATGAACTTCTTGAGTATTGGTGAATACTGTTCAACATTGTCAAATCGCTGCAACTGTGCAAAGTCTTTGTCTGAAGAAAGTATCATTACCTTTTCATGTATTGATTGTCGGATAGCCAGTGTGGCGATAATATCATCAGCCTCAGCAGTGTCAACATCAACGACTTTGTATGGTGAATGCTCTTTCAGTTCTTCTTTGATTTTATGCAAACACTCAAAGATGGAGTTCCAATCATGACCAGATGCATCACGTGTTTTCTTGCGACCTGCTTTGTATTGTGGAAAGAATTCTCGGCGCCAGTAATTGCGATTGTCACAAGCAATCACAACTTCAGGACCGTGTGTGGCCTTGAACTTTTTGACATAAGTGCGAATCACATTCAATATCATATGTCGCACTAGTGCCTCTTCAACCGGTTTCTTAGATGAACCGATTTGTTCCATCAATGAAGAGATGGCCACCTGATTATAATCAAAGATTATCATTTTACATGTTGTCCTAGAATTGCCCCTTTGAACAAAAACAAAAAGGCAACCCGTAAGTGAAATTTGAACTTACGATAGTAATAACCACGAATTGTCATTTTACAGTTCTCAATAATATTGTATCAGCATTGATTCGTCCTGTCAAGGCGCTTTCAACGGCACGAATATCATTTAGCACATTACGCAATGCAACTTTACCACCTTTCAACACTTCTGGTATCGTTACACCAGGTTTGCGTAACTTTTTGCTTACCGATTTACTCTCGGCAAAGTTTTGTATCGTAGAGCCTTTAATGTTTAGACCAGCAGCATCAGCGGCCTGATACACACCTAGTTTACGTGTTTTTACATTATACACCCATAACTGATTTGCACCTATAATAGTTTTAGGGTCAATTGACACAAGTTTTAATTCGGCAAAGTCTTTTGCATAATTCATCTTTGCAACAATTTGATCAGCAGATTTTGCCTTGCGTTTGCGTGGCTTACGGGTTTTAATTGCTTCACCAGCCAATTTCATACCGTCAACAATTACTTGGTCACAGTATGCTATCAACTTTTTAAGTTGCACTTTTGTAAAGTTGGAATATGCTTCTTTGACATCAGCATCAGTCGTTGTCAAAACACTATCATATTCTACACGGCGTGTTTTAAAATGTTCAATTACAAATTTTGTATGTGCATTTTTGACATCCATGCCTGTCATTGTTGCATAAGGTGAAACATTTGCTTTGAACTCAGAAGTTATCAATTCATCAATTTGACCTTCCAATTCTCCGATACATTCAGATGCTTTTCTTTTAATGTGATCTTGAATTGATAATACACTAGCGGTCGTGGTTGTACTTTTAACAACTGTTGTTGACTGTTTGATTTTGTCGATTGTCTCATTAAACCACCTAGTGTTGGAATCGTTTAGGACGCCACCTAGACTCACAATCCGACAAATGAATCCGAATGTACTAGACTGTGATTTTAAACCGTCCGGCGCTTGGATTTTGAGTTTCTTTTTGAAGTATTCGGTAGCGTATTTTATTGCATCTTTGCTATCACGATTTTGAGCATACCAACTCAGGGCTTGAGTTAGTTGTGTTTGTGACAACTCACCCGTAAACTTGGGTTCTTTGTTGTTTGATAAGATTGCTTTTATGTCAATTGACCGATTCATAATGTCCTCAGACCCTATTTATTCATGAAACTACATTATAGCATAAATATACCGTGATTGTCAAGATTGTCTTTTTTGAATCAAATAATGTTTCTTCTAAGAAAGGTTACGAAAAAGACAAATGGATCCGTTGACACTATTTGCTTTGGCAAATGGGGCAGTTCAGGCGGTAAAAAAAGGTTGTGAGTTATATAAAGAAATTGCTAGTGCCGCTGGTGATGTAAAAGGTGTTTTATCCGATTTAGAAGAGCAATTCAATTCTCGTCATAAAGACAAGCCGCCCACTATTGCTGAGAAAAATCAGTACATAGAAGAAAAAAATCGCATACTTGAATTAAGTAAAAAACAACCCAACGATATCTATACACAGATAGGTGAAGAGTTGGGCGTTTACTTTGAAAACTATGCCAAGTGTTCTGCTATCTTTGAAGAAGAAGAAAAACATTCTCAAGAAGTTTATACAGGAGAAACAAGTCTAGGTAAAAGAGCATTGCAGCGTGTTCTCATGCAAACTCGTTTGACTGCCATGGAAGCAGAACTTCGTGAACTTATGGTTTATAATTGTCCTCCAGAATTGGGCGATTTGTATACACGTGTATTCGCCATGATGGAAAAAATGAAGAAAGAGCAGTCGGTCGCATGGGCGAAAAAAAGAGAAGCGGACAGAATCGCAGCCATCAAAAGAGAAAAAAGACTTGAATATATTAGATGTAATGCATACAAGTACAGCATCGTAACAATTCTCATTCTTTATTTCATTTTACTTGTATGGTCTGTGTTACAAGTACGCATTACAGAAAAACCAGAACTTGGAAGATGCCTGATACCAAAAGGCACATGGCCATATCAACATTACAATAATCTAAAATGGGTTGACTGTGAAATTCGTAAGCCTGCTGACAATGCTGAAAATTGATTTCGTTGACGGTGAAATGATTTACTTTGTCTTTACAAATAAAGGCAACAATCTAATTCTTGTTACACGTGACGGTATGTTAGCAACACAAGTAAATGCTGCATTGAAAAACAAAAGTGATGATTCATACTACAGATTGAAACCAGTAAACAAAAGAGGAAAAGCGGCTTGGTAGCCGCTTTTTTTATTGCTCAGACAAATGTTTGTCTAGTGCTTTCTGATAACGATTCGCATGTGATCGTTCTGCCTTGGCTAAAGTTTCAAACCAATCAGCCACTTCATCAAAGCCTTCTTCACGTGCAGTCTTTGCCATACCTGGATACATGTCAGAGTATTCGTGTGTTTCACCAGCGATAGCAGCCTCTAGCATTTGTCGTGCTGTTTTTGCTGGCATACTTGTACCAGGTTCACCCGCACCACCTTCAATCAGATATTCCATATGTCCGTGTGCGTGGCCTGTTTCACCTTCAGCAGTGGAACGAAACAGTGCAGCAAGGTCGTTTTCACCCGCAATGTCGCATTGATTTGCGAAATACAGATAACGACGATTTGCCATTGATTCACCTGCAAAAGCCTCTTTCAAGCACTCAGCAGTTTTTGTACCTTTCAAACTCATAACATCTCCTATAGAATGATTAATTTTTTTCAGTGACCACGTTCCATCTTTATTATCAACCCAGTCAATTGAATCACCTTCTTTCCAACCGAGTTCAGCAATGGCTTCATCAGGTAATTCTATAAACAGATTACCATCTTCATGTTCTTTTACATCTAGAGTCCAAGATTTATTCATGGTATGTAATTTGGAGCGGGATGTCAGAATCGAACTGACAACGTAAGATTGGAAATCTCAAGTTTTACCATTAAACTAATCCCGCATGTTTTATTTGATGAGAATCTCTTTTCGTTCAACATCTTCACCTGATGGGTGATGATATGCAAGATATCCATCACTATCTTTGTATGTTACACCAGACCAAAAGTATTGCTTGTCTTTAAAGTAAGCAATACGTTCGTCTGTATACTCATTTATGTCAACTTTAACACAACCGAGCCATTCTTGCCAATTATCATCAGCAACTTCTGAAATTTTTACCGCTTCTTCTTCGGAATCTGCTTCAATTACATAAACATTACGAAAAAGAGATAATTGCTCAACGATATACTTAGGCATTCTCACTCTCCAATGAAAAATGAACTTCTTTGATTGAATCCCAACGAAAACTACGCCATCCTTCTTTTTCTAAATCATAAACAGCAAGAACTTCATCATTTTTTGCTTTTTCTGAACCGACAGTTTCGGGAAGATAGTCTTCCATCAGTGTACATTTCATTGTACGCTCAGTTCCGTCTTTTTTCGTAAAAACAATTTCAATTGGTCGTTCTTCAAGTAGACTAATCAACCATTTACGTCCTTTTTTTGCATCTTTGCTGTTACCAGAAAAAACATTTGTAGTCATAATTTACTCCGCTAAAGAATTTAACGCCTCATTCACTTTTTGCTTAAATTTTCCGTTTGTAATGAAATCAAGATACTCTACCCACCAATTTTCTGATTGTTCCGTTTTTTTGACGATACAACCAGACAAACCAGAGCCAACAAGGTTTTTTATGTATACAATTGGGTCGCCAAGTATTGCTTCAAACGCATCATCAAACTGTGGCATGCCATTTTCATCTTCTTTGAAAAATGCCATGTGATATTTGTAGCCCATATTTGACTTTTCAATGGGTTCCGCCATTGTCCACTCTTCTTTGAAGTTGAAAAATGCTAATTTATAGTTGCCGTCATAGTCATCATAGTCAGGAACAAAGTAAAAACCATCAAATCTACTCATTTCATCGCCGGAAAGTGTTTCCGGCTCAATTTTTTGCAACTTTTCATCCGAAGAAGGCATAATTTTTCCTAAAATTTTGTTTTTCAACTGCTCGGTTATGAATTTTTGTCGCCGAATGCTCAACTTTCATGCGAAATTTCGGCGTGAACAAGTCCTTAGCAACAAAATTTCGTGGTTTTCGCAATTTTTGTGAATTTTTATTCATAGAATATAGTATACAGCAGAAAAAATTGTTTGTCAAGTGGCGGAAGATAGAGGAATCGAACCTCTGCACCGTTTTCACAGTGACGGATTAGCAATCCGCTGCATTACCTCTCTGCCAATCTTCCTAAATTACTGAAATAGGGTGCTTCAGTTTGGATTCGAACCTTGTCCTAGTGTTGTCCATCTGTACGTCCCACCGTACTGACCGAAGCATTTGGTGGAAGCGGTGAGATTCGAACTCACGGACCCATTACTGAATCGCTAGTTTTCAAGACTAGTGCCTTAAACCACTCGGCCACACTTCCAAAACTGGAGCAACGGGTCAGATTCGAACTGACGGCTTTAGGGATTTGCAGTCCCTTGCATTGGACCACTCTGCCACCGTTGCATTATTGGTGCATCGTGATGGATTCGAACCACCGACAACCTGCTTGTAAGGCAGGGATTCTACCACTGAACTAACGATGCACATCGCCTCACACGCTTACTTATATTGGTAGTAGTGGTAAGATTCGAACTTACACCTGACACCGTATGAAGGTGGCGCACTACCATTATGCTACACTACCATTCTGGTTGTCCTGACAAGAATCGAACTTGTGTTATACGATTATCAGTCGTAGGTTCTACCATTGAACTACAGGACAATGGTGGTGCCTGTTAGAATCGAACTAACTTCATCGGTTCTTCAGACCGCTGCAATGACCACATTTGCTAAAGCACCTTACTGCTGGGGTGTCTAACGGGTACCGACCCCGTACCTACTCTTTCACAGAGAGTAATGCTACCACTACACTATAGACACCATTGTTCTGGTAGTAGACCTAGGATTTGAACCTAGCCGTTGCAGCCCATCTGACCACTCTCCAGAGTTTATAAGTCTCCGCCGCACACCAGTGCTGTCTACCATTGGCCTCGGTGGAGAGAATCGAACTCCCACATACGGTTTTGGAGACCGTGGTTCTGCCATTAAACTACACCGAGATACTGGAGCGGGTAGTCAGATTCGAACTGACGACATTTTCCTTGGCAAGGAAACATTCTACCCCTGAATTATACCCGCTACGCTACTAAACTTTTAAAACGATCTGCCGCATAACTAGCAGCAAATGCTTTTGGTTTTATCAATGGTATCACATTACATGTGCCACGTATATAACCAATCGCTTCATTTACCACACATGAACTACCGTGCATCTCACTTGGGTTGATATCCAAATGAATCTGTATATCATGTGGTATTACTTCATACAATTTCAAATATAAATCTGCTACTTTATAAACTTCATTCATCAAACGAAAACGTGGTCGACTTTTCTTTTGTTCGAAATCACGTTCACGCTGTACAGCACCAAATATCTTACAACCATGACGACCATCGATATGAATTACAACAGCAAGAATGTAATCAGCATACCATTCACCGTCAATCTGAAATCGTTCAGAATCAGCACCGATATACACTTTTGTGTCGGGGCCACATGTTTCAAGAAATGCGGCCACTTCGTTCACATCAATTTCTTTTTTCACGTTTCACCTATAAATGGTAGCGGGTGTTGGATTCGAACCAACGATCTTCAGAGTATGAGCCTAACGGGATGACCACTTCCCTAACCCGCAATAAAACTGGTGCCGATTGCAGGACTTGAACCCACCACCTGACGCTTACAAGGCGCCTGCTCTACCAGATGAGCTAAATCGGCAATAAAACTTTGGTGGAGAATAGCAGATTCGAACTGCTGACTGTAGAATGCAAATCTACTGCGTTCCCAATTACGCCAATTCCCCATTGGCCGGTCCTGAGAGAATCGAACTCCCACTTTGTGGTCCGTAGCCACACGTAATATCCATTTTACTAAAGACCGAAAAACTTGGTGGGTTGAGTAGGGATCGAACCTACTTGCCGAAGCCACGGATTTACAGTCCGCTGCCCTACCATTAGAGCATTCAACCCAATAACACTGGCAGGGGATGTAAGAATCGAACTTACGACAACGGAATCAAAATCCGTGGTTATACCATTTAACTAATCCCCAACAATATTAGAATTGCAGTCTGCACTATTTGCTATGCTCAACGGAATGACCGGCCGGCTTTACCGTTTGTGTACATAGTTACGCAGGCATGATCAAGCCCATGGCTTACAGACCGCAAATCTAATATGGCTGCTCAGGTAGGGATCGAACCTACGACAAACGCATTAACAGTGCGCTGATCTACCACTGATCTACTGAGCAACAAACTTGGCGACATGTACGGGATTCGAACCCGTGGTCTCCGCCGTGACAGGGCGGCGCATTAGGCCAACTATGCTAACATGCCATATTGAAGCACACTGGGACTCCATTGGAGTTAATTATCTTTGGAACAACCCTCAGAACCAATGTGCTTCAATATACCATATATGAAAATGTATTTCCAGTTTTGTGTCTAACTAACTGTACCAATCTTGCTATCATACACGTTGCCCAGAATTCTATCTGGGTCGCAGACTGCACGGTTGGTGACCGTCACTTTGCACAAAAATACACTTTCATATATGGTAGGTGCGGTGAGACTCGAACTCACAACTTATCGGTTAAAAGCCGATTACTCTAGCCAGTTGAGTTACGCACCCATAATATAATTGGTACACCGTACCAGAATCGAACTGGTCTTTGCGCCTTGAAAGGGCGCCGTCCTAACCGATAGACGAACGGTGCATCTCACAAACTTTTAAAAGAACAATCAATCGACAAACATCATTATAATCAAACTTCAAAGCTTTGTCAACTACTTTTTTTACTGTTGTTTTTTTACAACATTACTATTTTGATAACTTGGTCTGAGTGGAGAGGTTCGAACTCCCGACCTCCTGCTCCCAAAGCAGGCATTCTACCAGACTGAACTACACTCAGATATAAAACAAAAAACCCCGAAGTCTTTTGGATTTCGGGGTTTGTATACAGTTCGAACTAAACTACAATCTATACACAAACCTCCGATACAGGCGCCCATGAGCCATTATCGCTAAATGTGCGATACTGTGGGCACTCTTTGGTAATGTGTATTAGTTTGTTCATAATACTATATATGCTTCCGAATTCCTAAAATTCAATTCATCAATAAAAAGTTTTTGTATGCGTTCACTAATATGTGTTTGAGTTTCAAGTATAGCATCAATGTGTTCACTTGTCAAAAACTTTAGCGGCACGTATGTCAAAGGCTGCTTACCATCTTTGCCACGTGTACCCCATTTGAATGCTTCTCGAATCAGCATATGCGAATCATCGGTATGCACTGACAATTCTTCATACGGCGCATCATCATGTACATTGCGGCGCAGATAATCTAGACCACCATCGACCATGTATTCTTTACCGTTTTTATCGACATAAGTTACATAATCGTGGCGATGCATAGATTCAAGAATCGTACCGTCAGGTGTACGAATACGATTCGATACGATTCTTGCTTTGTTCATCATGCTGTACAATATCCTGCTTCAATTAAGTTTCGAGCAATGCGCCCATACGAACCCTGCAATTGCCATGCTAAACCAGAATCAATCAATTCTTGAAACAATTCAAGAACACCTTCTTCATCTAGTTCACCAGATTCAAAAGCCATGATTTTATCTATCTGATTCATGTTACGACTCCAAAGTGTAGGGTTTGTTCCACTTACCAATGTTTACATCAATATACCAGCCGACATTGAAATAGTCAACTTGAATTTCAGACTTATCCCAGTTACCATCATTCATCGCCGAAATCACTTCAGACAGAAAGAAATACGAATCGCCAATAAAGTGATTTTTGTAGTGATAAGGATTCACTTGAATACCAAACTTCTCAGCATCAGCACGTGATTCTGGTGTGCTACCATAATCACCAATAAAGTCTACTTTACCAGACTTCACATTCAGTACCAGCGTAGAATGATTGCGAACCGCAAGACTAGCCTTTACGCCATATTTTTTGCAAATCGCTTTGACCTTAGGTGCAATCTTAGACTTCAATTCTTGAGATACATAAGCCATCACAAAACTCCATGTAATTAATCAACATGTATAATTATAGATGAGGTGCGGTACTTTGTCAACTGTTTCTTTTTGACAACTTTTCTATCTCATTGTTGTCAAGTTGGAAATGCTGTACAATGTCATCCCAAAAGTCTATTGCCAAATAATCTTCTGGTGTATTTTCACCTGTTTGATATATTTGATATATTTCCGATAACAATTGGAGAGCATATCTTTCCTGGTGTGTTTTGAAAACATCCACAAAAAATGAACCGCCAGTTTGCTTGGCGATTTCAGTCAGCAGTTCTTGATTCATAACGTTCCTTGATCAATTCAATCAATTCGGGATCACGATATTCATAATTATCGGGAATCTGCAAATCAATGATAGGCTTGTCAAGCATCCACTCCATCATCTTGTTGCGAACCCATAATGCATGTTCAGTGTCAGCACATACGACCTCATCACACCACATCAGTAAATCTTCAGTGACAGGAATCAATGCGTAGCCCGCCGTGCCAGCCGACCGTGTATTGAAGTTATACGGTTCAGCCGATAACACATGCGCCATCGTAGGCGACCGGAGCATATTGGCAGAACAGACCGTCAATACTTTTTTATAGTCGCCTTGAAATCTATTTGAATGTACACCGTAACGTACCATTACTCTTCCTCTTCTTCGTTCTCTGCTTCCCAATCACGTTTGTAATCTGAGATACCATACATCTCATTTAGTTCATGTGGTAGTTCTTTTTCTATTTCATCAGCAGACAAATCTGCATATTCATAAAGTTCATCAGAACCATTGTCATAGATACCAGCAAAGCACATACCACCTTCATTGTAGAATGCTTCGACACCCCAGCCTTGTTCAGTCAGATAATCATATAATGCAATTGGCGGTCCCCATGCTGTTTCGAAATAGATAGAAAGATTTTCATCATCATGTCTTTCCCAATCAATGATGCTTGCTTCCCATTTGGTGCCCCAATTGTTTATTGACCATTCATAATCCCATTCACCCGATGGATTAGGTCGAAAGTGTTCAAACAAACAACCAGCATATGCGCCGTCATCAGTTCGTTTGAATAGTTCATTCTCAACGCTATCTAACTTAGTTTTATCTTCGTTTGAAAGACGTAATGTATTGTCGCACCAATTGGGCATGATATCTCCTTAAAAAATAGATGACAGTGCAGCAGCACCATTCATTGCTGAAATAATCAGATAGACGAATGCCCAACCGGGTCGCCCTTCATCAGCAGCAACCGTAGACATATTCCAAAAAAGAAATACAAACAAAAACTGTAAAGCAAAAATTATCACTTTCTCTCCATATCAGGGTTCAGGTCCACAAAGCAATGTTCGTGCTTCCCGTTCCCAGAAAAACTGCACGGCTCTTTTAGCAGATTCGAGATTGATGTACTGACCCAGATGCTTTTCATCCTGTACAGTAAACGTATACTCACCCACGTACACTAATCCAATCCAAACTTCTTGGAGTGCAATCTTGCTCACAGCCCCGACAATCTTACCAGTCGAGGTGTCATAATAATAGTATTTTTCAGAATACCGTTCCCAGTCATATTCTTTCATTGACGAAACACCAGACTTTGCGTAATCGTATCAGTCACAGAACAAATGAAATATGCTACATCTTCACCATAGAGATTTTCCTCTATATTAACAAACTTCACTTCACTTGTCAAGTGTTCATTCCCACACTCACGGCATTTCACCACAAACGATTCATTCATTAGGAGATACCTGTCCATTGCAGGCGATTCAGATACGTACCCGCATCGAACACATTACCACGTGCAAAGTTCTTTGCTGGTGCTTTCCATGATGCTGCTTTCCAAATCGCACCCGTTTCTTTTTCCACGAACGAGTGTACGGAACGAGAGCCACCCGACGAGATTTTCACAACTTTTACGTATTTCGAGCCGGGTTCGAATTCGACACCGAACTGACCGATGTCCGAGATACCAGCCGCACCGCACCAGTCCACGTAATTCTTGACGATATTATCTTTGTAACCAATCAGCGCAACAGCCAGATCATCCTTCATCATGTTCTTCTCCATTACAAAACAGTTTCACAGTATTTGTATTTCAGCAACTTAGCCGTATCTTCATCATACAACCAAGTCAGCGCACACCACACCGAGTCCGACACATTGTACCACTCACGATACCGAGTATAAACTTCGGCAAACCAATTTTCATCCCCACGTGCAGCCGCATAAGACTCAGCACGTTTCAGAAATTCCAACTTGTACATCACGCAAACTCCATTTCAAGTTCTTTCGGTGAATACTCAATACGACCTTCAAATGCCAACTGATTCAACTCATACTCAGTCAGATGGTCATCTTCGACAATTTTTACATCAACGATAAATTCTTGATAGTAGTCATTGGACTTCTCAATTTGACCAGCGACTTTTTCGAGAATTTCGAATACCTGATCTTCGTTCACATTTCGCACGACATACTCATCACCACCTTTGGGCTTAAAGTATGCATCAGCACCCGTACCAATCGAGCCATCTTCACGCCATGCATAATTCTCATAGACCTGTGTAGTAAATATTGCTTTCATGTCAACTCTTTCTCTCTCACTCAACAGACTACAGTATAATCGAGGTTTGCAACTTTGTCAAGCAGTTCTTACCAGCAGTCACGTGCATTGACCACAGTGAACTCATCACCACCGATATAGTCACCCTCAAACCCATAATGTGAGCGAGCCTTCAATGTCAAAGTGTTACCTGCAATTTTGACAATCTCACCACACTGCTCGATATCACATTTGAAACATACCACATCACCAATATTTACGACATTTCCATCAACTATAGCCATTTTGTTCACCTTTCATTTATCATTCATCATAACTACATTATAGGGGAGGCCGGCAGCTTTGTCAAGACTTTTCTACCTAGTTTCTACACCACCAGAAATATTGTTGCAATTGCTGCAACAAGCAGTACCAGCGGCTTGCATATAAACTTGACAACAGACCACACGATTTTAAAGAAAACCATTGTCACAAGAACAATAAAACCTATTGCTAAAATGCTCATCAAAATATTTCCTATAAAGCCATGGGCTATGTGCAGATAATACCAGAGAAGTGCAATAAAGTCAAGAGGCTCCATGTTGCTTCTTTGCTATGGTATGATAGTATTCCAGCCATCCATCGTTACCATTGTGATAACACAGAAACAATGTGATTGCTAGATTGACAAGCAGAAAAATTACCAGAATTGCAAGTATAGTGAATGTCATTGGTTACTCTGCGGCTCGGGGGTTGGGTGCAGTTTCAGCTCCAAAAAAAATTTTGCTGCGACTTTCTGTACAAAAACGACTTTTCGTTCGATAAGGTTGCTTCGAAATAGCATGTTCCTTCAAGGGATCCCTTTGATTCTATACCGCTTATCGATTTCGCACCGCACACTATAATACACTGCCCCGCACTGCACTATAGACTATGCACCATCAGGGCGCCCGTATTGTTCCAGTACATTAGCCACTGTAATCGCAGCAAGTCCCAGCCGATCAGCAATTGCAATTACACTGAGCCCATCATCACTTAGCTCTAATATTTGTATCACTAGATTTTTATAATAGCCCACTCTGGTCCTCATCATCATAAATTATTGGTTTAAACTTACGTGCATTGGAATTCTCACCATACACTTTTATGTCACCATTATTTCCACCAGCAGCCACAATGCGTGGCGCCATGTAAATTTCAAACTCTGCTACAGCTGCTGCTATGTCAGCTTCAGTAAATTGTGCTTTTTTCATTTAGTCTTATTTAAAAATTGTGGTATCGCAGGATCACACACAGCTGCCGAGCAGTAGGGGGTGCGATACCACATGCAGAGATAATCTATACAAAAGTCTTTCGGGGATAGCCGGCAGCAATACCACCAGAGCCACGCACAAAGCCCTTACTAGACTTTACACGACATTGTGGTTTTTTTGCTTTACGGGGTTTGAGTACAGTAGCACCTAGACCCTTTACAGCCTCTGCTACATCAGCATCAGTAAATTGTGCTTTCATCATTTTATAATTTCCAAGCCTTAATAGCAGCTGCGATATCAGCAGCAGGAATTCTGAGCAGTGCAGCAATACGCCACACAGGATAGCCAAGGTACTTCAAGGTGGCTATCTCATTAATCGTTTCACGGCGGATAATCATAATTTCATTCCATTTGCAAGATAAGCAATATAACCAGGGTTCTTGTTCAACACCACCACAGGCTCAATACCTAACACCACACCGGTCTTTACAAATGCTTTTTCAGCATACGCAACAGCAGCCTTCAGCGTCTTGAATTTTCTTCCATCACACAGGTACATAATTTGCTCCTTCATCATCACCACAAAATCATTATACAGCCAGTGCGAAACATTGTCAAGTGCTTTATTCGGCAAACTTAGCACCCACAGGGCGACTGGTAATTGCTAAAGTGTAAACACCCCGATTTGCTTTGATTATACGCAACATTGCTTTTTTGGAACCCTTTGCAGCAACTAGATTTGTTGCTTTTTCGACAATGGCGTAATAGTTCGACGGCTTTATCATTTTGCTATCTTCCTGTCACGTATCGCATCCCACGCAATATAGGCCATTGCAAAAGGTGCAATTATCAAAAAGAGAATCACGGCGTTATCCATTATGCAACTTTCATTAGTTTGTAGCCATCGACTACATCGAACAGATTAGCCCGCTGCCAGTCCCACAAATCAGTTACTTTATTGAAAACAGGACCAAACGGGTACGCAGCCTTGTCATTAATCAAATAAACCATCGTTTGCCAGCCGCCAGGAACGCTTATACAAGTAATTTGCATTTTATTCTCCAAACACCGCACCGATCGGGCGGCTAGTAATTGCTAATTGAAAAACACCAGGATTTGCTTTGATTATTCGCAACATTGCTTTTTTGCTACCCTTTGCAGTTATCAGGCCTGTCGCCTTACAGTAAACAGAGTAGTAGGTAGAAGCCGTTATCATTTGATCAACCCAAAGCAGGAGCAGCACCGGGAGCAGCAGCAAGGGCGCCCCAAACCCCAATCAAACCAGCCAGTATCAAAATCACAATCATTTCAAACTCCTTTAGAATCATCACACCACAGACATAGTATACTGCGGACCGGTAGGATTGTCAAGGGCTTTCGCCGGCGGATTCCTGGGCGCAGCAGATCGTACGGTGCGGCGTCGGTGTTGCGGCATAAGCAACTACATGTAGTAGCAAACTCGGCACAAAACACTACGGATAGTGGGCGCATAAATAGCCACCGCAGACTAGTGCGTTTGCATACCACTTTCCCCCACTTTTTCACACTATTCTACACTACACTGGCAGCGGTTTAGCGATTAACTTGGTCCATCGCTTGTGGAATCGTGCTATATCTGTCATGACCTTGTGTGGATGCTGGCCATAGATAAATGCTATCATCGCTAGTTCAGCAGCACCGTCACCATCTACTGTTATCATCTTAGCAGCCATCTCTACAGCATCCTGATAGGTCTTTGTTTTAAACTTAGGCATCAATATACTTCAGGGTTCAGTAAACTTCACGCTCATATACATCAAACTCATCGATTACTTCATCCTCTACCAGTTGCTCACCGTAGGCTATAGCATCTTTGTAGTCGGCAAATACACGTAGCACGGTATCGCCCTCATAGGGTATCGGTTCGACGACAATAAAAACTTTGTTCATTTGACAATCCTCTGATTTCTCTCTCAACATGGCTATTATCGCTGGAATGTGGGGAATTGTCAAGAGGTAGATTTTGTTGTCAATTTGAGTACAATATAGCGAATTATCAGTCCGATAACAACGCCGAAACAAAGATAAAAAAGGTCCATTATCATAATGGTATATTACTCCAGGTCTTGAGCTTTTGCCGCTTGTCTTGGGAATGTATTTGTATTCTTGTCTCGTCTACTAATTGATATTCGATACACAGGTCAATCATACACTGAAGGTCGCCTAGTTCTTGTTCTAGTCTTTTGATGTTATCTGAGTGGTGTCCGAATCGGTGTATCTTTGAGGCTATCTGAATGACCTCAGCAGCCTCTTCTTGGAGTATTGTCAGTATCTCGGTAGCGGTGTTCATGGACTGTACTTCGCATCGGCAATGATTAAAGCACCCAGAATCACCCACAGTATGCCCCACACAGGAAAGCCAAGGGCAAGGTCAGCAAGTCCGTTCAGTACATTAATGCTACCGATTGTATAGCCGATGGGTCTACGATACTTCATTATTTTTTCATAGATTTTTTTCATATTATGCTCCGTTGGGTGATCCGAACATCATGCTTAGTACACTCGGTTCGGGTGTATTGTTTTGTCCATGCTTTGCTACCATGATGCCAAGGTCGACGACTCGTTGAAACTTGGCTTTGTCTTTACATGCGACCTGTAGTTGAAATAGTATATCGGCTATATCTGGTCGGTCTTTCCATGTACCAATACAGATACCGTTGGGATTGACTTGACCTTTGAATACATCACAGTGACCAACCCAACAGAAATTGGTGTCACGGTATCGGTCACTTTCTACACTTTTCAGTACAAAATCGTTAAACTCTTTTTTTGTACCGGCAATGACATATAATACTGTCCACACGTAACGATACCTCATTTCGTTAGATCGTTATACATCCACTCATATTCACGGAGGCGATCAATTTCATTCGCTGCCTCTTCCAGCAGGTCGGCAATGCGGTCGGGTTTGTTTTCTTGTACAGACTTGCGGTCGGGAATCTGGCGGCGTATCTCAGCCCGTTTTCGCAGTCGGTATACTATGTCTTGGTCGTTCATTCTTCATCCTTCATTAGAATAGCTAGCCATGCACCATCACCATATACTACCGATTGAATATACCAGCCATAGGACATAGCATCTTCCAGGCGGTCTTTCATATCAGAATAAGATTCTGCACTAATTACTTTCTGTTTCATTCTTCATCCCCAAACTCACATTTGCAAAATTGATATTCAAAACAAGTTTCATCTATTGGCAGATAGTCAAAGTCTGGACAATGATGCTTGTACTTACCTTCCAGTATTTTACCATAGAAGTGTAGGCAGTCTTGTTCAAAATCAGTCATAGATCAACTCCGAAATGTTTTTTTATGGCTTTACCTACACCAAGAGTATAATCCTCATATAGTTTTTTTTGGTTATGCTCATCAGCAAAACTGGCACATTCCTGAATGATCAACTCTCCAAACTTGAGTATAGCAGTGCGATCATAGTCATCCATCTGATCCCAGCAACCTTGAGCCGTCAGACCAGCTTGATACATCAAATCGTCAAACTTGTCGTTCATTCTTCAACTCCGAAATGTTCTAGAATCTGTTTGGCCATCCAAGGTGACTTCGGTGCCATTACCCACCCAGTATCAATTTCCTTCATACAAACTTCAGCACATTCCCGAACAATCAACTCGGCGAACTTTTCAATGCTATTTCTATAGATATGTCCATTGTATGCCGAACTGTCAGGTAACTCAATACCAGCTTGTTCAGCAAGTAGTCTAATTCGGTCATTCATTTTATATACTCAGTTCTTATCTACTGGCACACCAATGATTGTACACTGCACATTGCGTGGCAGTGTTTTTTCACACTCGGTTAGTGCTTTTCTTTCAGCAGATTTTCCGGTGTCATAGCCCAGAAGACCGCCTATAAACAAAGCAAAAATTACAACAAAAAGTCCAAATACATTTTCCATCATTCACTCCTTGGTAAATTATATTGTCGGGTGTACTGGCTCGTTACGGAGCCGTGGATTGGTGGTGCTTCATATTGTACATTCGATTCTACGGGCAAATCAAATGCTGCCCGTATGATTTTCTTGTCAGCCTGTGAGCCGCATAGTTGGGCGCAGTGTTCGGCCACTCGTTTGACCAGTTCTTCGATCAACACAATTTGCTTAGTGTTGGTCAGGTATGCCATATCAATGCCGACCTCATCACAGTATTTTTGAGTATTCTTATTCATAACGGTGTCTTGTGAAAAAGGTACAGACATATGCAAATCGCCAGCACAAAGCCGGCGTACCAGAAGTGGTCAAATTTCAATTTTTGAGCATTTTTTGATTGTTTTTTACAATTTCAATGCTCTAGCAGCCGATTTATTTGCTTCAGAGAATGCATAATCATTTGACAGGCTATTGTAGCCGTCATAGAATTTCCACTCACCGTTGACTAATCGTTCTACTTTTACATCATACAGTACGTCAAACGGACTGCCATCATGCACAATCCGAACCGTACCTAAGTCTTTTGCAACATACATTATAAAATCCCCGCTATCTCATTTTCATTCAAAATAACCGAATCACGCACCGCACCGAATACATTAATCGGATTGTCTAGTGTTACATGATGCGACATACCACTGCCGTATTTTACACGACTCAAACGTACCGTACCTGATACCGGGTAGTCACCCATGTACATACCGATAATACGCATACCGTCAAGATAACCTTCACCGATCATACAGCCTCCACAGGAGCAAACATTTTTCGACCCTCATCCATAAATGCGATCAACTCATCACGCACTTCGACGGGGAACTCATTCTCAAATTCTTTGATGAAGGCAAGAGCCTCAAGAGTTTTGTAGCCACGGGCAATCCGAATCGCTTCAATCTCTGCCATTAGATTCTTAAACATTTGACATCCTCATATCAACTCATCACAGACATATTATCTCAAAGGTCGAGCGGATTGTCAAGGGCTATTATTTGTTTCCAAATTGATAATTGACTTTTTCTTAATACAGACGAACCCGCCTTGCTTTTCTTGAAACAAGACACCGTTTCGGTTTTGACAAGCCTCTTCAGCGGCTTCGAATTGACTGCGGACTACGTTATAGCCCGTGACTCCTACCAGTACACAAAAGGCATAAAAGGAATACAGTACAACATATTCCCAATTAATTCTCTCCAACAACAGATCGATTTTCGTTCTCATTTCCACTCACACAAACATCACCAACAAAAATATACACGTTCGAATCTATCGATTTCTGAGCATACAATTGATTATTATAGCACAGATATGGGTCCTTGTAATTCTGCATTCCATAATATACCGCATAGCCTATGCCTGCCAAAATCATCAATATTGGAATGTATTTAATATACTTGACTATCTCAGGCATAGCACCCAATATCTTGGGCAACATTTCCAACAATTGCTTCACTTCACTTTACCCTTGCTTTTTACGGCTTCTGATAGCATACCTTTGATCACCAGCAGCACACGATTTTTTTCTCTTTCGGTTAGGTGTTGTACCAACATGAGTTTATCTTCGTATGATTTTGCATTGTCCAGAAACTCTTTTGGTACTTCGATTTTTTTCTTTTTGGGTCTGTATTTTTTGAAGTCTGGATTGTCTGACATGATGGCCTTGATTGGATTATCACCGAATCATGCCATTATTTATTCTATACAGTCTTTCATCTCACGCCAATAGTTTCGCTCTGCCCAATGCACAATACACCAATCTTCAATGCATTGCTCTGAAGTAAGTTTTTCATCAGGTTGCCCACTGTCAACCATTTTTAAAAACCAGTGGAACCAGTATTGGTCCAATATCTCTTTCTCAGACAATGTTTCCCAATGATCATATTCGTGACCTGATTCTGTTACATCGGGATAAACGATAGTGTAGTATTTCATGTCGGCACAAACCCTGGCTTTGATACCCACAGTTTACCAATTGGACAACATTCTTCACCAATCATTCTCATTGCTCGGCAAGTTCTTTTCGAATGATTACCATAGACAGGATCATCAAACTTCAAGGCCTGCGGATGTAAGCAAAAAGCCTCTTTGTCAGAGGCTTCTTCAAAAAATTTACAGTCTTTACATAGTTTCATTACATTTCGCCATAAGCAATCGCATCAAGATCATACGAATGAGCCGCATACATCATCGCCTCATGTTCAGCAAATAATGCGTCCAACATAGCCTCACATTCATCATCAATATAATCAGTCAAAGTAGCCTCAGCAATTTCCATTGCTAATTCGTTAATTAGTTCAGTATCAGGATCAATCATTTCAAACTCCATATCAACTCAAGAATTAATAGTATAGCAGCAAATGAAAACTTTGTCAAGTCAGCCACCACGGGCTTTTATCATTTTGATAACGGAATCAATCTCAGACCAGTCGTTGCGTTCTTGATAACTACCGATGTAGAACCCACGAATAGCATCCAGCCCACGCAAAACATCGGCGCTGACAACATATCTAAAATCATAATCATGCCCCCTCATTCGTTTACGAATCACAAAATCGTCGTACTCATCTTGATTGCCCGCTACGACATACAGCGGGCCAAGTTTATTCGCCACGACCTTTGAACCCAAGTTCAAATTCCATCATCAACATCTTAGCAATATTAATGTACTGACGGGCACGTTCGCCATCATTTACCGCAATTAATTCTTGTGCATCGGAAAGATAACTTGCTACTACCATACCTGGACCTGAAAGTTTAAAAGTAAGTGAATCTTTTACAGACTCTACAATTTCATCTTTGTAGCCACCATAGGCTTGAAATTCCCATTTCTTTTGTGTTGCTGCCTTCACTAAGTTATTCATCACACACCCTCCAATGCTTCGTAGACATATTCACGAACCGCAGTATCGGTTGCTTCACCGAAACCCTCTGCTCTTGAAATTACACTCAAGATTCTGTAAACATCACCAAACGACCAACCAAGTTCTTTTGCAGCGATTACAATACCGTCTACAACTCTGTTACCTTCATCGGTAAACATACCATAATGTTTCATCACAATCTCCATCACTTAAAGACAATCAAAGCCAACAGAATGCTATTGAAGAAGAAGCCGACGGCGTTACTGATTATGTATAACTTATCGTTTCTACCCAACGCACGAACCAGAAACAGAAACAAGCCACTCCAGACCATCAACACCATGCTCAATGGTGGCAACTTATCACTGTAACCAAGAATCACACCCAAACTAGTCGGTAGAGTAGCAGCATGAATCATTACCATGCCAGCCCAACCACACGCTTCACTCAAATCAAACTTAACTGCTTTCTTAACCATTTCGTAACTCACTTTCTCATCACATTTATAGTATAGTCGAAAGCGGTAAGATTGTCAAGGGTTTTATCGATTAGGTGCCTGTCTTTTGCGCCAAAGTGATTTCTTTTTGATAACTTTTGTTGTCATCCTTGTATCTTTCTTATCAATTTTACATCGGAATCGGGGGTCACGTAGATTCTTGCACGAATGATAACTTCATCTTTCGCATAATCTTGCTGTTTTGTAAACTCTATACACTTATTGTCCATGATTTCACGCACCATTAGTGTAATCAATCGATTTTTCAATTCAAGGTCATCCATCTGCTCGGCTTCATACGGTGACATTGTTAATGAGGTTGTCAGCATTTTGCCTTGAATAATATAATCAATTGAATTTATTGGTGGAATTGTAGTGTTGGTGCTTATAGGAATACTGGATGGTATTGTGGACATGTTTTGAATAATGCTATCATAACCATGTAGTGTACTCATAATAACTCCATAATAAAATTGGTACGGCTAGCAGGAATCGAACCCACATTCGTTCTTTAGAAGAGAACTGTATTATCCATTATACGATAGCCGCTTAATAATGTTTCAGAAAAACGCACCTGGGACTTACACGATAGCCTTCCATGCGCCACTGTTCTTTTACACGATCACGTTCTTTGTAGCATTGCTCAAGGCTAGATTGTGGTGCCTGTATCACACCTTTGCTTTGTACCAATGAAGTATTAGGTTGTATCATGTATAGACTGATAAACAAAATCCACATTAGTAGCCACCCGATGCATTATCTGGTCGTGGTTCTGTACGCTGTGGTACAGAATCGTCTTGCTCTTTCAAGTGTAGACCAGTTAGACTATGCTCGTCACCAATATAACCTTTTAAGAATGTATTGATAGCAATACTCACTCTGGTGTCATTGCTTGTTGTTTGTTCTACCATATGTGTCAGATATGATGGAAAGATAACGATGTCACCTGTACCTACAGAAAACCACCATGATGATGAATTATATGGATTGAAGTTTTCTGTGGGCAAATCTATACGATTGTATCCTTCTTTGTAGAATGTGATGCGATCTTTTTCACGATCAGTGCTTATGTAAATACAACCCGACAGCCAACTGTTTGGGTGTGCGTGTTTATGATGATATTGACCGGGTTTAGTGTAGTTCATCCATGATTGTGTGATATATGTTTCAACTGGATACTTCGGTGCATATACTGCTCTCATGTAATAATCCAGATGATACTGATAGTATTGTTTTATATCTTTCATTACAGGATGATCTAAAACATAACGATCTGCACTTGTCGTGTTACCAGAGTTTTGTGTCGTAGACTCAGCAGTTTTTTCAAAGAATTTTTTCTCCTCTTTAGTCCATTCACGATGAAACCTTGCAAATAGAATTGGTGTAGGAAATAACCCTTGAATAACTGGATCTGGTATAATACTAATCGTATTATTTTTCTTGCTCATCATCTTGCCTTTCAATTTTTAACCACAGATATCCTTCTGCCTCATCGATTACTCGTTGTGACCACATCTCTTCATTCTCTAGCACAGGTATGTCATACTCAGGTGCCATCCAAGGTTTACTTGTATTTGCTTTCGAAGTATTCATTTACTTTAAACTGCGCTTCTTCTAGTGATGTTGCTATAACTTTCACCCATGCTACGCCGCCAGCAATTTCCATATCATACGGCACAGGACCATTAAACTCAAATTCTTCGGGCACATTGATTTGTACCTCATATTCTTCAAGATTGCGTATGCGATTCATTACCGCATCAAACTCGGCTCGTCGTGTCATAACTATCTCCCATTACTTCATTGTACACGACTCGTTTCACAGTGTCAACTCTGTGAGCGGAGTTTCGTGCGCCCATCACAACAATTACCTCATGATAATCTTTATCACCATTAACTTTGTGTATCAATATTGCTACACAAAAACCGGCAGGATTTGTAAATCCAGTTTTACTTACTTGAACACCTTCTACTTGTGACAATATAGCGGCGTTTGTATTATGTAGAACTAAAACTCTATTCTTTCTTTTACCTGGCGTTTCAATCGTCGTAATCTTTTTGGTAGAAATGTTTCGTATCTCTGCGTAATTTGCTGCTTCAACTACCATCTGTGTTACATCGCTGGCTGTGCTTACATTGTATTTACTCAAACCAGAAGGATCATCAAAACGTGTGTTGTACATATCTAGCATCAATGCTTTCGAATTCATGTGATCCATAAAACGTCTACGACCGCCAGGATAATCTGCTGCTAATGTTTCTGCGGCTGCATTATCACTCTTGATCAATAGCATATGAAACAATTCACCACGTGTGTATTCGGTGCGGGGTAATTTACTTCCAGCATTTTTACTTAACACAAGTTTACGATTCATATCACGATCATAATCTAATGCAACCATAGCCGTCATGAGTTTGGTCATGCTTGCTAACGCACGAACTTCATCAATGTTTTGTGCCCGTGTAATTGTGCCCTCAGTGATATTTGTGACCATCACTGATACTGTGCTATGAATCTGTACAGTCTGCTGCTTTGCTTTCTTTTTCTTTTTAACTTTGTGTTTGGGCTTGGCATCTGCGGTTGTTATCGTCAGAAAGAATAAAACAAAAAACGTCACAAGCCACTGTGTAAGTGTAAGTTTCTTATTCATTTAGTGATTAGAAAAAAAATAAATGGTGAAATCATCACCATAAAGAATACAACGATGTAGAATAGTAGATATCTGAACATTGAGTTCATCGCCCTCTCCTTGGGCGACAAACTTATTTCAGTTTATCACCCACTTGTTTGATTGTCTTTTCATAGCCTTCACAGAGTTCCATGTAATATTGAACCTCATTCCATGCATGTAGTAATTGAAATTTTGCTTCATATAATGTATTCGTCAATGCCTTGTATTTGTTTCTAGGACCATTTTCAATAAGTGTTATCAAAATGTCAAGTTTATCAATGAT